ATAATAAAGCTAAAGCTTATATGAAAGCTGGTGGTGCTATGAAAGCATTTAAGAAGTCTTTACCTAAAGCTCAATTAGGTCAAGGAAATGTTAATGATGTAAATTACTATGATCCAGCAAAGGAAAGAATAAAACAACTACAGCAACTAAACGCAATGTATCCACAGTATACAACTGATAGTTTAGGAAATCCAATATTTATTCCTTCTACTGTTAGAAATAAACCAGTGAATGTGTCAGGACCTGGTTCTGGAATGGGAAGCATGTATATGGATGAAATGCAGAATCAAATTCCACAACAAAAAAAAGGTGGAGTAGTAAAAAAGAAAAAGAAATAATCCATGCTTAATAGTACTATTACCATAAAGCTTAAGCAACGTCTAAACAAACTAGACTCTCAAGACTATGATAACATTGAATGTTGGCAAGTAGTTGAGGCATTTAATAAGGCACAGGTTGAGTGGGCCCGCAGACAGCTTCATGGTATTAATCTTACTAAAGAAGGAGATGAGGGATCTACCCGGAGAAAAGATGATCTCCATGTTCTTCTAGTTACTGAAGCTTTATTAGTATCAGATGGTAATGGTTACGTTGACGGTGCCATTCCTGTTGATTATCTGCAGTGGAAGAGAGTTGATGTATTTGCTAAAAAAGATTGCTGTGATAACAGACGTATGACAGTATATCTAGCAGAGGAAGGAAACCTTAATCAACTTTTGAGAGATAAAGCTAAACAACCTAGTTTTGAGTGGGCAGAGACTTTTGCTACTCTTAAAGGTAATCGGGTAAATATCTATACCAATAATGACTTTGGTATAGATACCGCAGCACTTATATACTACAGACAACCAAGAAAGATTCAGATTCAAGGTTGTGTAGATCCATATACAAATGTAGAGTCAACTCAAGAAGTACTCTGTGAGTTTAAAGATGATATCATAGAATTAATAATAGATGAAGCAGCTAGTATATTAGCAGGAGATATTGAATCAGGTAATCAATTCTCTAGAGGTACAGAAACTGCAGAACGTAACAACTAATAGTAATGGAACAAAAACCAAGAATGCTTAAGAGACCGGAAGTAGTAAAGATGCCTGCTTCAACAGGTGTACCTGCAATTGATAAACCAAGCACAGGTACTACTAAGGAGACTCCAGACTTTAAAACTATCAATCCACTCATCACAGAATCATGTGTAGAGTATCTTAACTACCGTATTCAACAAGAAGAATACTCTTCTAGAATCTACATGGCAATGAATATGTGGTTGGATGAAAAAGGTTTTAAAGGTGCAGCGGCACTATGGAGAAAGTATTCAGATGAAGAACTTACACATGCAGATATAGCACGTAAGTATCTATTAGCATTTGGTGTACAACCATTAACCCCTAGACTTGACCAACCGCAACAAGATTTTTCAGGCAGCCTTCCTGAGATTGTACAACTATCTTATGAACATGAGATAGAGGTTTCAACTCAAATTAAGAAGATGGCAGACCATGCCCTTGGTATGAAAGATCACATGTTGTATGAGCTTTGTCTATCTTATCTAAAAGAACAAGTAGAAGAACATGATAAGATGCAAACATGGTTAGATAAACTTAAAACTTTTGGTACTGATCCATTAGCATTGAGATTTCTTGATAATGACATGGCAGAAGTAGCAGGATAAAATTTTTACTAAAGATTTGGTTTTTATCAAAACTTTAATTATATTATACTGTATATTTTTATTTATTAACAAAAACAAACAACAATGGCTTATTTTAATCATGCATTTAAAAAGTCATTCCTAGCAACCGGTGTCACAGTTTCTGACTTTGACATTACACTAGTGGATGGCAGCGCAGTTACTGTTGATACTGATGGTGGTTATTTGCTTACAGCAGGTGTTCCTACTTACGGACTTAACCTCATCTCTCAAGCAGTAGAAACAGGAATCTTTGGTTCTCCACTTACAAGTGGTTATATTGGATTCTTTAATCCTAGAACTAACGCTTCTGTTGACCTTGCAGCTCTAGAACAAGAGTGTTGTCCTTTGTATCTTGCAGGTTCTGCAATTTACAGTAGAGATAAGATTGGTCCTTTTGCAGGAGGTTATACTGAGACTAACAAGTCTAAAGTAATCAACCCACGTTATGTATCCCGCTTCTACACTGTTGCACCTTGTGCTCCACAGAATGAAGTACTACACGTAGGTTCTACATACTGGACTGCAGGTGGTGGTATTGATTCTGTAGCTGTTAATGCTGGAGGAACAACCTACACTGATGGTGATATTCTTCCTCTTACAGGCAGTGTAGCTGGAACAGGTGCTCTTGTACAAGTTACATGTGCAGTTTCTCCTGGTCCTGTTACTGGTGTAACATTGATTGCTCCAGGTAAAGGATATGATGTTGCGGAATCACCACTTACGATTGATGGTGGTACTGGTGATGCTACAATTGATATTACAGTAACTCAAGCTAACACAGACCCTGTTACAGGTTCAGGTGGTGAATCTTGTTGCAAGCCTTTCCTTTGTGGTGAGACTTATAACCTACGTTTGGATATCAAAGGATCTCCTGCACTACGTTATTTGAACCACAATGCATACTATACTGCATCTTTCTATACAGGATGTTGTCCTGATAGCCCAGATGATCCACAAATTGCACCAGTACCGGTAGATTCTACTTTGGTTATGATTGGTTGGGCAGACCTTATCTTGAGATCTCCAATTGTTAATCCATTTGTAGAGATTGTTATTCAAGATCAGGAAGGTGTACTTTGGTATGCTCCAGGAACTTCAGCAGCATTCCTTGCTCAGGTAGGTGGTGACACTTGGAATAACTATGTATCTCCAGGATATATTGAAGGAGCTTGTGCAGGTATGATTCTTAACGGTGCTTATGTAGATACACGTTTTGGAGATTGTACTTTCCAAATCTCTGACTTCTATGAGAAAGAGCCTGTGAGACTTTATGTTTCTGAAATGGATCTTAACGGAGACCCATGTACATTTGATGGTATCTGTGTAGTTCATGAGTGTTTTGGCCGTCAGGTAAATGGACTTGGTGAAACAGTTCTCCGTGACATGATTCTTTCTGAGTCTTACCGTCAGAACTTTGTAGCAACTGATTTACGTATCAGGGAGATTACACAGGGTAACCAGATTATTTCTTCTGTTGACCGTGGAGCTCTTTACTGGAGATATTATCTACAGCACAATGTGCCACGTCACAACAACCCTACTGGAACATTTGATGCAGATCAGTACTTGTTAGAAGTATTTGCTCTTAACCCAATTTTTGGTACTAATCCTCTACCTGCATTTACTGAAGGCGTAGGAGGATGGTTGGCAAACTGTGGAGTATGTGAGATTGAACCTATCACATGTGTAACAGATTGTGATTCTATTATTAGATTCCCGTCTGAGCCTCTACCAGTACAACCAATCTTGGTTTAATAATTAATTACCAAACTTAAGAAACGGGAGAGTGGGAGTTTAAATCTCTCCTCTCCTTTTCTTTTTTTAAAAATCTACACATGGCAAATCATGTCTTAAGTTTAGAAGTACCTACGGTAATGAATACTTGTATACTTTCAATAAATGATACAAGTGTTTATTCTGATATTGTACCTATCACCTGTGAGACTCTTAATGTTACAGTTCCTGGATTTGGCTACTCTAACCAGATTGATGTAAAATCAGGATTCAATCTGATACTAACTGCATGTGATCTTCAGTTGCAGTCTACTCAGTGTGGTGAAGTGTATGCAGAATTACCAGACGGTATTTATATTATAAAGTACAGTGTGTCACCAAATGATCTAGTATATGTAGAGTACAATCATTTGAGAATTACTAAGGCTTTGACTAGATACAACAAGGCTATGTGTGACCTTGATCTTGCTGCATGTGATCCACCGGCAAAAGTAAAAGAGAAACTAGATAAGCTCATGATGATAAGAATGTATCTAGATGCGGCAAAAGCTAAAGTAGAATTTTGTCATGAACCTCAGAAAGGTATGACACTTTATAATTATGCAATCAAACTTTTAAATAAATTAGAGTGTATTAATTGTTAAACCAACAAAAACCAACAAATTATGGCAACATGTTCAAATTGCGGAAGGACACTTTCTTGTGGATGTCAAAAGAAAAAAGCATCAGACGGAAAACAAGTATGTGCTAACTGTATTGGTAAATATGAACTAAGCAAAAAAACCAACACTACTCAGCCAACAATAATTAGAAAGAGTTAAGAAAACCTAAACAAATGGCAGCATACTATTTACTAACACCATGTTGTAATGAACCACATCCGCTTTATTTAAAGCCTGGAAGTGAACCGTCACCTTTAGTAGATGGTGTATATAATTATTCAGGTCCACTTGATACAGTATGCTTTCCAGTTACACACACTGAAGAAGTTTGTCTTATAACAGGAAGATGTTATAAATTAGAATATACTGAAGACAGTCCGTATGATGTTTCTTCATGGGATACTATACCTGTAGCTAACTTAACCTACACTGGTGATTTAAACTGTTCTTCAGAGCCTACTGCAGAATGTCCTTGTACGTCTGCTCCTAATCCTGTATATCATGTTTATCAGATTCAAAACTGTTGTGGAGGATCAGTAATACAAGTGTATACTGTAGTAGATGAAATTACAGAAGGAGTAAATGTTTATAATGGTGATGAAGGATATATAAATATTCCTGAAGGTTGTTATACTGTTACTGAAGTTCAAGGACCTATAATAGGACCTCCTTCTGGAAGTCTTGTAGAAGCATCTAATTTTACTCAAGATCCTGGAATTGATTGTGAGTCTCTAGAGTGTACAGTATATTGTGACCCATGTACTTGTGTAAGATTTAAGTGGGTAGAAAAAACACAAATAGGTCCAGATATTACAATATCATTCTATGATTGTACTAAACCAGAACCTCAAGTAGTTGATGTTACACTAAGTAAGATCAGAGGGATAAGTACAGAAAAAGTATGTTTTACACAACTAATTACACCACCATCACCTAATTGGGTTGTAGAAGAATTTGGTAACTGTGTTTTATCTAATGGAGAATTTGATTGTCCGGGATGTTATAGACTTGAAGATTGTGCAGGTATAGCAGATGATATATTCTCTCTTGATCCAAATCTTAGCACATATGCAGATACTAACCAGTCAATAACTATTGTTGGTTCAGATGTGTGCTGGAGAGTTTTTAGCAGTGCTGAATCTTGTGAGTGTGCAATAGCTACAACTCTGAGTGGTGTATTCTATAATTGTCAAGCATGTAATCAAAGACAATCATACAAGCTTACTGAATGTACTACAGGAGAGATAATCTATACTACAACTGATCTTAGTCAGTATGAGTTTGTTTATATAAATATAGATTGCCCTGGATGTTGGTATGTAGAGCCAATAGATATTATTCCACCTACTACACAACCAGTAACAGTAACAGTAGGATTTGAATCTTGTGAAATTTGTAATGCAACTTTTTACATACTTACTGATTGTTTGGGTGTTAAAGATGATATTGTTACAATTACTGACTTATCTGATTATGTAGGTAAGGTAATTAAGATTAAATATTGTCCTGATGTATGCTGGGAAGTTGCGGTAACAGATCCTACAACTATTACTGGTGAAGTAATATTTGATACTGAGTATGAAGGTTGTCCAGAATGTTTTTTAACATTTACTCCGCAGTGCGTAACCTTTACTAATAACTCTAATACAAGTGACTCAGTTACTTATACAGACATTAATGCTAATGTTGTAAAAGTAGATATTGATGGTAAAGGAACAACACCTAAAATTTGCGCATTAAATTGGGGTGTCAATACTGCAGTTATTACTGTAAATATATTTGGTGAATGTGTAAATGGAGAATGTCCATTACCACCTCAACCAAAAAGAAAAGTTACCCCAGGGTATAATACAGCAACTTGTTCAAATGATTATTATGAGAAAGTAGAATGTAACTTCTCAGAGTGGATGTATAAGGATGCTTTGTCTAAGAGATATGGTATTACCAACTGTTGTCCTGAAGAACTTACAAAATGGTTGATTAAACATGAAATGCTTATGCTAGAAGTATTGGTCAATCCAGATTATGAATGTAGTCCAACAAACACATGTGGATGTCCACAACCTTGTGATTGCGGGTATATTAGTATGACAACAACAAATACCACCTGCGGAAATTGAATAAGTAAGTAAAATTTAGTATATTATATATATGAAGCCTTTAAACTTAGATAACTCACCTTGTTCACCAATAGCATCCAATTGTGTAATTTGGGCAGGTGAAGATATTCCTTGCATTAATCTATGTAAGGGAGATACTATATCTGATGTTACTTTTAAGTTAGCAACAGAACTATGTACAATTCTAGATTACTTAAAAGTATCTGGATATGATCTTAGCTGTTTTAATCTTGCTAGTTGTGGTCCAAATAACTTTCAAGAACTTATTCAGTTTTTGATAAATAGAATTTGTGCACTTGAGAATATAGATCCAGCTACAGTTACTACTACAACTACTACTACAGATACAACTAGATCAGCACTTGTTACAGATTACTTAATGCTTGCAGCTCCATGTTTTGGTGGAGGAACAGTAAGTCTTGTAACATATGTGCAACAGATAGCAAATAAGATTTGTGATTTAATAACAGAGATTAGTGTTATTAATGCTTCTATATCTAGTTTGCAAACTCAAGTAACTACACTTCAAACAACAGTAGCAGGTCTTACTAACTATACAACACCTGAGTTTGAAATTCAATGTGACATCGGTACGCTTGTATCTCCAGCAACATTCCCTATTAATGAAATTCTTGAAGAGTTTATTAATAATGTTTGGTGCCCAATGAATGTTGCACTTGTAGGAGTAGGTGGAACTGCAGGAGATTTAACAACAGCTGTAGCATCTCAGTGTGTACTCAGTACAGATACTGCATTAATAAATCAGTACACTAGTCCTACTATTATGTCAATTCAGTATGCAGGATCATGGGTGGCAACACCTGCTTCACTTGCAGACTCTATTAGAAACATTTGGGTAGCATTGTGTGATGTTAGGAATATTGAACTGATGCAATACAATGTAACTGCATCAAATGATATAACAGTAACTACTACTGTAGCCGGTGCACTAACAACGTATAATGTAGGACGAGCTCCTATTCTGAACTATTATGCTGAAGCAACTACACCAATTCAACTTTCTAGTGACCCTGGATATGTAGATTCAACATACTTTCAACCTACTGGTTATACAGGATTAAGTTATACAAATACTTCAGGAGTATCAAAAGACTTTTTTGTAAGAGTCTCTTATGATTCAGATTTCTTTGTTACTGCTCCAAATGAAGCTGAAATAAGGAATGTTGTTGATGGCGGATTATTTAAAAATGGAGTGGTTCAATTATATAGTTCTGCAGGAGAAACACGTTTAGTAGGATCTATGGTTGATTCAGGAGGTAATCCAGTCAACCTAACTTCTGCTGAAACACTTCAGACAGTTCCTAGTACTAATGATACTGAATTTCAGTTTTTAACTGCAAGACTTCCTAGAAATGTATCCTTCTTTAAAAAAGTTACACTTGCTAATGGAGAGTCAGTAGAACTTAAATTTAGAAGCAAAGGTACTCCACCATCATTAGTTGGATACTTGCTTCAAGCACAATTTTACATAGAAGAAATAAGATAATATCATGGCAAATAAAACATGTGGTCATTTAGGAAAGTGTGGATGTGAGACTTATCTTACAACTCCACCACCGTGCCCAACTCCTGAGAACTGTCCTGATCCTCAACCATGCTCAGAGGTATTTGATGCACAGTGTATTGTATATACAGGTCCAGATTTAGAATGTGGTCAAGATGTTGTAATTGCACAAAATACATCAGTAGCTTTAGCATTAGAAGATCTTGTTACATACTTCTGTGGAGTTATTGATAACCTTCCTGTACCTAATGCTTTTAAGTATACTGACACTTTAGTATTAGCTACACTAGCAGTTGTACCTATCAATCATAATCTAAATTCTACTTTTGTGACTGTACAACTTATTGATGATGCATCTAATACACTACTCGTTCATGGGACTGATTATGTAGTTAACAGTTATACGGCCAATAGTTTAAATGTATCAAGAACAGATGCTGGTGGTTCAACAAGAATTATAGTCATAGGTTAAAGATATGTTGCAGGTTTGTTGGTTCTGTGACAAACACGGAAGACCCTGGACAAGAGAGTCCGGGGTTTTCTATTTTTCATATATTTGCTATAGTCCTTAATTTTTCGTATATTAAATAGAGTATAGATGGTTACAAAAGAATATAAAGAACCAAATGTAAAGGCACCAAGATTCAGACAAAACGGTGTGAGTATTATAGATGCTGAGTTTTTAAAACAGTTAAAACAAAAGTATCCTAAGTATGCAAACCTTACTGAATCTGAGATAAATAAAATTGTTAAAACATTTAATGAAACTGTTTGGAAGGAAGTAATAGAAACTAGAGACGGGGTTCAACTTCCAGAAGGAATAGGAATAATTTTTATTGGCACTTGTCAATCTCCATTTAGACAAAACATAGATTTTGCAAAGTCTAAAAAATATGGAGTAACAGTCACTAATAAAAATTGGGAAACTGATGGTAAGCTAGCTAAGATATTTTATACAAGCTATAGTACCAACTTTAAGTTTCAAAATAGAGAGTGTTGGGGTTTTATTCCTTGTAGAAACTTTAAAAGGAGTGTAGCCAAAACATACCCAGAAAACTGGACAATATATGTTCAAGTAGATTCTGTTAAAAAACTTAGAGAGAAGTATAAGAAACAGATATACAAAGAACGTATGCAGATGGATACACTAATGAGACTTGATACATATAACGAGCTTGATTTATGACAACAATAGGAGAAGCAATATCAAGAGTAAGAAATACACTTAAAGCAGTTAAGGAAGATCCATTCCTAACTGATAGAACTATTTACTTTGCTATAATCAAATACGGTAAAACTCTCCTTAAGAGAGAAGACAATCAAAACAGACTAATGAAGATTAGTTCTCTTTTTACAAATCTTCCTTTTGTTGAGCTTATTGAAGTTGATAAGATTGAGGCACAGTGTACAGGTGTCTACTCAGGTTGTACTATTAAACGTACTAAAGAAAAACTCCCTCAACTTTTTGAAGGTATGTTTGGCCCAGTTCTGAGAACAGTGTCATCCATTGATGGTGAGATTGAGCTTATGAGAACAGAACCGGGTACTTATGTTTCTATGACTAAGACTACTAACTTCAAGTATAATAAGAAAAAGTATTTCTGGTATTTAAACGGTTACTTGTACTTACCCAATGTAGAGTGGGAAGCAATTAAAGTTGAAGGAATATTTGAAGGTGACAGAGCAGACTTCTTGTGTGCACCAGAAGGACAATGTGTGGCAAAACAAGATCAGCAACTTCCTTTTCCTGAATATTTATTTTCAGAAATTGAACAGTTCACAATACAAGAACTTAGTATGCTTGCTAAGTTACCAGTAGATGGTGAAGATGATAGTCAAAATATACTTAGATAATGGACTTTAATTATACACTAAAATACCGCACGTTTGATCAACTGTTTGAAGATGTAACAGTTGACTTCAACACGTATGCTCTTGAGAATATGCTAGATCCTCAAACACTAATTAAAGTTGCTAGAAGGATAAACTATGATTTAGGATTGAGAGTAAACCAAACAAGAGAGACTATACTTGAAGTTGAACACGGTAGAGTAAAGCTTCCTGATAACTTTTATACATTCAACTTTGCACTTATCTGTGGAGAGTATGAAGTAAGGACTGGTTATAATATTGGAGGAACTAATGTTCAAGAAGTACCATATCAAGAAACACCACTTAGTGTAGATACATGTAATGCACCTACAGTAAATTGTTCTGTGTGTAACTCTCATCCCTGTAATAACACAGCAGGATGTTTAGGACAAGTAAGACCTCCAGGTGATTATATTCCTGGACAGTATGATCCTAACTCACCTTATGGAAATACATGTATAAGACCACGTGTATTTATGAATTGTAAAGGTGACTCATATGAGCTTATACAGATTGTTAATGCGGCTCAAACTAGATTATATAGAGTGCTTATTCCACTTAGGATGAAGGCTAGTCAAAATATAGAATGTGACTGCCCTAATCTTTACTTTAATACTCCCAATGAAGGATGGATAAAAGATGGATTCTTGTTTACATCTTTTGTTACCGGTAAAGTATATCTTAACTACCAAAGTACATTAGAAGATGATGAGGGTAACCTTCTTGTTCCAGACCATGAACTTCTTAATGAGTATTATGAATATGCACTCAAGCAAAGAATACTTGAGAATCTATATCTTAATGGTGAAGATGTAAGTCAAAAAATTGCACTTATAGAACAAAGATTAAGAGCTGCTAGAAACCAAGCAGTAAGTTTGGTTAATACACCTAACTTTGAAGAGATGAAGAAGGTGTGGTGGAATAACCGTAAAGCAATGTATGGTAAGTACTATAACATGTTTAAGAGTTACAATGTTGATCCTCTATATTATAAGTATCATACAGGTAATGTAATTGTAAGGTAATCATGGCAAAAAAATCTGGACCTCAAAATATAATACAAACTGTTACTGAAACTTTTATAAAAGGTCTCAATAAGGATTCTGATCCATCATTTGTTACAGATGGAATGTGGACTCATGCTCGTAATGCAGTTAACAATACTGCTGAGGGAGACTTAGGTACAATATCAAATGAAGCTGCCAATTATATTTGTGGTATTTCAGGAGAGACTATTACTAACGGGAAAAAGGTGATAGTAGGGACTATACATCTTTACAGTGACAAATGGGTGATTTTTACTGCTGTACATGTGCCTGGTCAACTTGCATCTATAAACTCAGAGATAGGATTATTTGAAGAAGATGTTTGTAGATACAGACCTATTGTACAAGATCCTTGTCTTAACCTTAATGAACTAAATCTTATTACGGGTGCATCAAGAGAAAAAGAAGATTGTTCTTGGGCAGTATATTTTGCAGATGCATTAAACCCAGATAGATATCTCAACATAGGTGATCCACAGACTTGGCCTTCTGATGACTATGAATGGATAGGAAATAACACTTATGCTAATACTGCAGGAAACACAAAACAATGGCCAGGAGTTCCTTGGAATCAAGAGTGTAATATTGTTGATAGCTGTACAATATGTACTAACCTTACTACATTAAATTGTGATAAACTTAGACTAGCACGTTTAATGAAGACACCATGCCTTAATCTTAGATTTGGTAAAGCAGGTGGTACTTTATTTAATGGATCATATTCAGCTTGTATTGCGTATAGTATAAAAGGAGAAAAGGTTACTGACTGGTTCTCTCCAAGTAACGTACAACCTATTTGGTTTGAGTCTGAACCACAAGGTGCCTTAGAACTAGAAGTAGAAGCAGATGATGAACATTTTGATGAATTTATACTTTGTATAATTCAATATGTAAATCAGAATACAGTAGCTAAACGTTATGGTATTTATTCTACTAAAACTAATATAATCTATATTGATCAAATCAAAACAGAGTTAATAACGGAACCTATTGATTTTTTACCGGTTCAGACACCTGTATTTGAAAGATCTGATCAAATGATAGAGGTTAATAATTATCTTTTAAGAGTTGGTCCCAGATCAAAATTTGATTTTAATTATCAACCACTTGCAAATTTAATTAAGGCAGATTGGGTATCAGTAGAATATCCTGAAGACTATTATATTAAAGGAGGTTCTAATACAAGTTATCTCCGTGATGAGACGTATGCCTTCTTTATCCGTTGGGTATATGATACTGGAGATAAATCTTCATCTTATCACATACCTGGAAGAGCACCAAGAAATTTTCAAGGACAGCTTGAAACAGTTCCTTATAATGATATAAACACATTGTTTAGTACTCCTTCAGATCAAGAACAATTATTTGAAGTAATAAATACTGCCTCAATAACATCATTAACACAATCTACATTACCGGATGGAGGAGTTGTTATTGCATCAGGTGATATGGGATATTGGGAGTCATCAGAAATATATCCTGATAACAGACCTGATATATGGAACTCAACATATCATTGTTGGACAGGTACATCTAATACTGATTATGATCTTTGTGGAAAACCTATAAGACATCATAAGTTTCCTGAAAACTTTATTTATGATACACAAACAGATGTTACGTGTCATTTTTCTTCTGGTGGTAACGCAGGTACACTAGGAGCAACAAATACTATTAGACTCATGGGAGTGGTGTTTAAAAACATTACTTACCCTAAAGATAATGATGGTAATGATATACCAGGAATTGTAGGATATGAAATTCTTAGAGGATCAAGAGAAGGTAACAGAACTATAATTGCAAAAGGAATGCTAAACAATCTTAGAACATATAAGATTGTTGGTCAGGCCGCTGCTGATAAAACACAGGGTCTTTACCCTAATTATCCTTATAATACAATTTATCCACAACAATATTCAGGTAGCTTTACTGACCCATATATCAAAACGGTAGATGAAAACGGTAATGTATTGTATGATTACCAACAAGTGCCAAGAGATGTAATGACATTTCATGCACCAGACTTAAATTTTAAAAACCCATATCTGTCTAGTACAGAACTTAAGTTATACGGCAGCCTATATGGAAATTCAACACAAAAGTTTATATATCCTAATCAACATCCAGAACATAAACTTATAAGTAATATAGTTGCAACTGTTGCATTTGTGGGTGGAGCAATTGAAGCTATCATATCTCTTGTTGGTAAAAGAACATTTAATTCTCCTGAAATAGAAGCTGCAATGCAAAATATACCAGGAGGTGCTGTAGTAGGTAACGCAGCACAATCTGCAGCAATTGCAGGATTAAGTGCACCTGGAGGACCAATCTTTTTATATAACAGTTTCTTAGGAAACTACTATGGTAACCTTGTTCCATTAGCAGATGCAGTTTTAGCATTAGGAGGTGGTTATGGTGCTACATCATATGCAACTGCACAAGATTCATTAATTCAAGCAATAAGCAGTACATCATCAGTTACAGGTCTTGGTCCAATACTACCTGCAGGTTCTATTGAAGCACCAGACTTTGCTTATGCTCCTGGTTTCTTAAGAGCAATTGGTGGACTACAATATGTATTGTATTATTTTGCGGAAGGTTCAGATCTTATATTTAGATTATTCTATGCATTTATGCCATACAGGCAATATGCATTACAAATGATTTCTGAAGGATTTTATTCTGATATGGCTTTTGCCCCAAGTGCAAATGGTAAAAGATATAAAATTGCTGATTCATTTTACTTAAGAAATAATATCCAAAGAGTACCACGCTATTTTGAAAACAACACTACCAATGATTTTATAGCTTATAGCATAAACAATATTAATAGACCTGAGACAGCTTTTATTAGAACTACAAATGGTGCTGGAGTAACAACAGGTCCAGCATACATAACAGGTGCACAACAAGATAGCTCATTAGTTACTCTAAGCAATCCTTATCAAAATGATTTAGGACCAACTTTTAAGGATCCGCAAATTGAGTTTTCTAAAAATATTGCAAGTCATTATGCTGCTATAAAAGTAAGAATCAGAAGTCAGTATGGACAACTTGAGTCTATTAAACAAATACCTATTACACCTTGTGAACAAAAGTTTAATTATTTTGATTTACCTGCTTCAATAGTAGGTGGTACTCTTGCATGTCCACAACAGTATGTACAAAAGAAAATACGTACAACTCCAGTTATATTTGGTGGTGACACATATGTTTGTAGATACACAGAAAAAAATACAATGCTGTTTTTCTGGGAATGGTTATATGCACAACCATTTGGTATAGAGTATGATTATTTCCAAAGACAAAATATTGCACAACCTAGGTTCTGGTTAAACAGTCAAAAGTATGATTTTAATGGGGCACTAGCCGAAATCACAGATTTAAGTAACTTAACCACACCGTCTACAGGTGTACTTCCTCAAAGTTATTTTAATCTTGATAATGAAAACTATAATTATTCTAATGATGATCCCGGTAACTATCCAGGTTTCTTTGGTGTAAAAGAATCATTTTTCTATTTGGCTGTATCTGGTGTAAGAGACTTTTTTGTAGAAACAGAAATACTAGTCAACTTCAGAAACCAAGGTCTTACTGATGGTGAAAAATATTACAACCCATATGGGTTTGGTGAACTAACTGCCATGTTTAATATGAACCCTAGTATAATTACACGGGGAGATTATTATGCATATGATCAGTCATTAAGTATATCAAAGTTTTATACAGATTATTTTTCAAGAGGTAACTTACAAAATAGATACTATGATCCTAAAGTATCTAGCTTGTGCTACACATATTATCCAGACAGAATTTTATATTCTTTCCCTACTGCAGATCCTGTAGGAAGACCAATTAATAATTCTTTTGATGGTTGGTTTTTATATCTAGCAAGTAACTATAGAGAGTTTAAAGATCAAATATCTGCAGTTAAGAACTTTGCTAAAACAGGTATACTCATTACATTTAAAAACTCAAGTCCTGTTGTATTCCAAGGAGTTGACCAATTAGAAACAGATGCAGGTACAAAGATTACAATAGGTGACGGGGGACTTTTTGCACAAGCACCACAGAATCTTATTATAGCTGACAAACCATATGAATATGGTTCATGTCAAAACGCAAGGTCAATTATATCTACTCCTGCAGGTACATACTACGTTTCTCAGAATCAAGGAAAAATAATGTCATTTGCCGGGTCTCTTGATGAGATCTCTCAACTAGGTATGAAGTGGTGGTTTACATTATATCTTCCTTATCAGTTAATTAAAGACTTCCCTGATTATCCACATACAGACAATCCTGTTGCAGGTATAGGATGTCAGGCAATATATGATAACTTAAACTCTGTACTGTACTTTACAAAAAAAGATTACAGACTTAAAGATAGTTTTGAAGGAAGAGTTGTTTATGATCCTAGTACTAATGATTTTGTCATAGACAAAATAGCAAGATTTAAACTTAATGATCCAGACAATCCAGCATTTGAATCTGCATCATGGACACTAAGCTTTGATCCTAAGTCTAAGTTTTGGATTTCTTTCCATGACTGGCATCCTGATTTACTTATGCCAGGTAAGAATACTTTCTTAAGTACTAAGCTTAATGGTATATGGAAACATAATTATCAGTGTGATAGATTCTGTAATTACTATGGAGTTGATTATCCGTTTGAAATTGAAATGCCAATTTCTTTAGGCCAAACTGTTACTACATTAAAAAGTATAGAATATATACTAGAGGCATACAGAAGGAAGAAAGGAAACTGTATTGATCAGTTCCATGTACTAGATTATAACTTTGATAGGGCAGTAGTATATAATACAGAACAGGTCTCAGGTTATCTTAATCTCAACCTGTTCCCCAAGAATAATGTTGCACTATCACTTCAGTATCCACAAGTAAATCTTGATTCTATAGATATATTATTCTCTAAAGAAGAACAGAAGTATAGATTTAACCAGTTCTGGGATATAACAAAAGACCGTGGAGAGTTTCCTATTGGTTCAGACTATCCACCAACAGGACCTGTAATACCAGGTACAACAATACTTGACGGCCCAACTGAATCACAAAATATGTGGATCACGGAAGCTAATGGTTATGTTAGAGATCTTAACCCGGATAATCTAAACTATTCTAAACCTGAACTTCAAAGAAAAAGGTTTAGACATTACTTAAATTTCTTATATTTATCTAAGGCTGTATCTAATGATACAAACATGATACTTAAAATACTAAATACAAAGAACACATATTCTCCTAGGTAATGGGCTACAACAAGAAAGTTTTATCAGAGGCAACAAAAAAGTTAAACAAGCCATCAAAAAAAAAGGTTGCTAATAATGACCTAATTCCTTTTGTATCTACTTCTGGATATAAACAAGGAGAGCCACCGGCAGGAACCAATTATAGAATTCCAAGCAATACTATATATAATCCAACACCTTATAATATACTAGCTGTTGCATCTACTGGTGAAGAAAGAATAATACCTGCTGGAGATACTAGTAATCAAACTTTTGACGGAGCAGAATATGTAGATGAGTATGAGTTAAAAAAAGGAGGTCAAAAAACTAATACTAAAAAGTATTCAAGAAGTCTCTCTGCTACTAATAAGTTGTTTGACAAAAATCCATTATTCAAAAAGCCTAAATCAAAGAAAAAGAAAATCTTTGATCCTAATGCTAAGTACTATCAAGGAGGTGGAGAAACAGACTCTTGGGGAAGAAAATCAGATTCACCATGGTATGGGTTTGATCCTGATAAAAAACAGTTTACTACTAAAGACCAATGGGGGAGATCTCCAGGAGATGAATGGTACGGATTTAATCCTGATAATAAAACATGGACAAAAGGAACTAAAGCTCAACAAGCAGTTGAAAACAAACAATCTCAACAAGAGAGGTATAAAACTTTATATGAGCCCCTTGAAAATAAATTTTACGAATCTATTGAAACAGATGATGACTTCTTTAGCTTGCCTGTAAACAATCAAGATTTTATTGGTTCATTATTTATTGAAGATGATAAAAGAAATATTCCACCTGCTCCTAAAGAAATAGAACAGTATAAAAAAGATGGGTATGTAGTAGAAGAATTGCCTAAAGCTCAAACTGGCAAAGTTGTAAGATGTCCTGAAGGTTATACGTATGATCTAAAAATAAAAAAATGTGTTTCAGATTATGAAAGAGTAGAATATGGATATCCTGAAGGTACAGATATAAGAGATTTACATTCAGTACATGATATCTGGCCTACAGAATATAGTAGGGAGTTTACTCACATTAATCAGCCAATATATATTAAACCAATACAGCAAAAAGACTTAGTATATGGTGCAGGTGATTATCAAACAATAAATATTTATCCAGATATTAACTATAAGCTTGCTGTTGACCCCTCAAAAGCAGAAGGATATGATGAAGCTACAAATACATACTATGTTCCTTCTGAAAACACACATCAGTATAAAAAATATAAAGAGTGGGAAAAAGCAAAAGAGCTTGAAAAACAAAATCTAGCAGTAGCTCAAGAATTAGTTAATACTGGTAAGTTTAAACTTGAAAACATAAATGATGAATTAAATAAGAAAGTTCAAGAAAATTATGCAAATCCCGCATATATACCAGATGATCAGTTTTACAAATCAGGTCCAAAACAAAGATATGAAAGCTATCTAAAAACAAATTGTCCTGAGTGTTCATTTGGTCATGGAGAGTCCGTATACTATGACAAAGATTTTGTATATAGAAAAACTAATCCTTCATTAGGTGGCTATGAAAGTGTTAATAAATCTATTAAACCAATTGCCAAAAGAATAAGAGAAAATGTTGAACCTAGTTTAGTTGATATTGAAAAGCCAGAAAAGAAATACAGATATGGTGTATGGAGTATAAGTGGAGGAGACAATGAGCAACCGGCTCCTGAGTTTCCAATGCCAGAACGAGAAGAAACAAGCCAACCTACAGAAAGCTTAAAAGAAAAATATGCAAGAGAAAGAGAAGAGTATAGACAAAAGAATCTTCAAGGCAAACAGCAATACGGAGGTGTAAGAAGCTTTCAAAAAGGAGGTATGTACTATACATATCCCGGAAGTGAAGGTGTTTATAGAAAGGTTGGAAATAAGTGGGAAGTAGACTGGAACAGAGCGGGTAACTTTCAACCATTATCAAAAGGAGATGTGGCAGAGAGAACTGCTAAGTTAAACAAAGGGGCTAAGCAACTTTTTGATCAAGACTACTATGACCTCGTTGAAAATAGAAATCAAGCTTTTCAAAGTGCACCCGCAAAACAAGTTGCTAAAAAACCTACTGCTCAACAGATAGCTGCACAGAAAGTTTTTGACAAAGATTTTAAAGTAACTGGTAAATCTAACTATGAAAAAGTAGAAGATCAAATTCAAAAAGATATTCAGGAAGCAAAGAAACTTTATGAGCAAAGTGGTTTAGAATGGACTAAAGCTGAAAGCACAACTTATTTTAATGCTCCTGAAAATCCAACTTTTGGAGATTATGCTGGTAAAGTTTGGGATATAATAACAAATCCAATTGACTACTTTAATTACTCTGTAGCAACAGGAGATATGATGAATGCTCCATGGAATATTACAGACTATGAAAGAGCTTTAGATAAACTAGGTGAAGAAGATCCAATACTTAGTAGAAATGCTGTTGGTAAAGGATTAGATTTTGCAAGTTATTTTAATCCTGCTACTGCTGCATTGCAAGCAATTAAAACTGCAGCAGAAATTCCTGGCCTTATAGGTAAAGCAAGACAAACAGGTGACTGGTCAGATGCAGGTTGGGCATTAGGAGAAACAGCTCTTGAAATGATACCTGGTATGGGTGCTATAGATGATATTACTAAAGGTGTAAAAAAAGTATATAATACTGCAAAACCAGTAGCACAAACTATTGGAGAGGGAGCATATTATTTTGGTAAAAATGTTGGAGAATCTTTAACACCAGGTATATTAAGAAAGTATAGGAAAAAAAGTGAGAAGTTAGCTTTTGAAAGAGCTGAACTTCAAGATAAAAGTCTTGAGTTATGGAAACAAAATCAGGAAATAGAAAGAGACATAATTACAGCAAAGTATAAACTTCATCAATTAAAAAGTAATCGAACTCAAGATATAGCTACCAAACAACAAATAATTAAACTACAAGATAAAATAGATGAACTAAGTAGATTAAGAAATAATGCAAAATTAGTTGATGATAAAATTTTATACAGCGAAGAACTATCTCCATATCAGCAAATAGGTACAATGAAATCTGTAGTTACAGATCCGGGAACAGGTCAAAACATTAACTATATTTATGATTTTGAGACAAAAGAAAAGATACCATTTGATATTCAAGTTCCAGGTCAAGAAGTTACACTAGAGTTAAAAGAAGGAATCCCTGTTAAAACAGAAAAATTTATACCTGATTTTAGTTTTAATCCAAAATATGCTGATACACAAAATAAAAATATTGCTTTTGTACAAAAAGTTCTTCCAGGTTCTAAACCATTTGGGAGTTCAGTATTTCATAATATTGGTGTAGCACATGCTTCTAATGATATTGATGTGGCTATGACGGCTAGTGATTGGAATAAAGTAAAAAAGAATGTTAGCATTGATCAAAGTAAACAAGCTAAATATGGACCAACAATAAATTTAGGAGATGAGTTTGGTTCTCAAGGTAAAATTGATGTAAATATAATTCAAGAAAATCCTAAAACAGGAATGGCAGAAGGAGAGTTTGCTACTGAGTTATTTAGACAATTCTTTCCTGATGAATTTTATAAAGAAACACAACGTTTAGTAGAGCAAGGAATAACTAAATCTATAAATTTAAAAAATCTTCCTAGTCTTAGCATTAGTAAAACACCACAGGAGTTAATGGATGCATATGATCCAGAAATAAAATCTATTCTTGATGCATATGAAGCAACACCTCAAGTTAGATCAGGATTAAATCTTAATAAGACAAAACAAATAAATAGAATTGATTATATATTAGAAACCTCAACTGATTATAATAAAGTTGCGAAAGCACAAGAATTATTTACCAAAAGCATTGTTGGTTCAAAAGGTTCAATAGGATATCAGTTCTCAGAAGATCAATTATCTGATTTCTCTGAAAACCTCAAAATATTAAAAGATATAGGTGTAACAAAACATAACCTTTCAAAAATTGCTTCTGATCCCAAAAGGATGCAGTTATTTTTAAATGACTTTTATATTAATAATTCAATATATAATAGAGAAATATCATTAGTTCCTGAGTATATAAAAACTCCTGAAGATCTTTTTAATGCGTATACACAATGGAAAGGTAAAGGGGCTTCAGCAATGGGTATGGGTACAAATTCAGTAACTCTGGGTAGTCCTAAGTTTGCAAATATGGATCAAGATATTACTGGTAGCATATATTATGAAACTTTAGGAGATTTATTAGATCCTGAAACTTTTGGTATGACTAGTATACCAGAAGATGTGAGCAATATTGATAATTTTTATAAAGAAGCTGCATCTTTATTAGGAGCTAAAGCTATACAAAGAGGTTTTTTTGCTGGTAGTAAATACACAACATTATTAAATGATTTTGATAAAAAATTTGATGCTCTAACTCTTTCGTTTAATAAATATGTTCCGGTTTTAAAATCACAAACTGAAAGATTTACCAATCTTGCTAACACTTCTAATTTAACCAACATAGGTATAATAGAAAAAGATTATTATAAGCTTAAACATTATCTTGATGGTGGCTTAGATGAATTAGTAAAAAAGAAAAATGAAGCATTAGAATTTCAGAAGTTATTTGATGAAAAAATTGCAAAAACAGCTATACAATATGCATCTAAAAAAAATCCAGCTGAAGTAGAAAGGTTATTAAAAGAAAGACAAGACTTAAATGATAAAATAATTACACTGACTGATACTATTGATGAACTTAATCGTAGAAGAGATAAGATTCAAATTATAAGACCTGGAATACTATTAGCCGTAGCAACTGCGGCTACAGGTCTAGGAATATATGAATCTAGTAAATCTTATAAATCTGATAAAAAAAGTAAATATAAATTAGAATTAGAAACTCTTAATAAAATAGAAAAAGAGACAGGTAAATTATCACCCCAAGATGAATTTAGAAGAAAGCAACTTAAAAAATTTATAACAAACAAAAAAGAAGGTGGTACTCACAATATTGGAGATGAAATAGAACTTACTGATGAGCAAGTAAGAGAATGGCAAAGATTAGGTTATACATTAGAAATGGTTAAGTAATGGCAAAGTATAAGATAACAGGTTTACCTAAAGCACAAAAGGGAAGGGCTGCAGGCACGGGTGCATGTCCAAAAGGATGGATATGGAATTCTAAGTTAAAGATGTGTGTACAAAAAAACTATAACAATCCTTATGTAATTACAGATCCTGATGAGTATAATAGGCGAGTTGATGCATATATAGACAGTTCAATTTTGTATAACACATATTCAAAAATGAAAAACTTAAGTGCTGATAGCTGGCAGTATAAAAAACCGTTAACAGACAAACTTGGTAAAGCTCAACTTGTAAATCTTAATCCAGTGGCTAATATTGGTGCTCTTCGTGCTATTAATAAAAGTACTAGTTTCAGTAACCACTATATTGATCCAAAGGCTATTGGTAAAATAAAACCTATTAATACTATTAAAATTAATACATATGCTCCTGCAAATCCTAGTGGTCGACAACCGTGGAGAGTTAATGAATATATGGCCCCACAGCAATTCTTTATTTATAAAAAGTTACCTGAAGGAAGTGAAGAACCAGAGTTTACTAGTACAATACCTGAAATAGGAAGACTTCCTGTTAAAACTATTTCTCAACCAGAAACACCAGAATTTATACAAAGAAATTTAATACCTAAACCTATAAATTATGATCCTATCAGAACTGCAAAAAGACTGCAGACTGTTATGGAACCTGATCCTAATAAACCTGGAGAGTATAAGATAAAAGATTTTAAGCAAGTTCCTTACTCAGCATATTTTCCAGGAGAAGGTTGGCAACCAATGGATGCTCCTGGAGTAGCATGGATTAATGAAAAAGGAGAAGAAGTTTATGAAGATCCTACGAGAAATAAAAAAAATGGTGGATTAACTAAAGCACAAGAAGGTATAATTACACAACCAGAACTAACATATGATGCTCCGGAAACATTTGCATATGCAACTCCGGCTGCAGAAAAAAAACATAAGCAGCTTATGGACAAAGCAAGAGCTCTTATGACTACAGTTAGAGGTAGAGAAGCTTGGTATCAAGATGTGAAACCTAAAGACTTTACAAATAAAGAACTCTCCCGTTTTATTCAAGGTGCAGAAGATTATCGCAAACAAGCTGAAGAATTTGAAAGAGCTAGAAGAAAAGTAAAAGAAGATAAGATATCTACTTCTGATTTTGCTAGAATGTATGAAGAAAGAAACTGGTCTAGATTTGATCCTTATGTAATGAGAGAAGGTTACAAAGGTCAGTTTCAGGATGCAGTAGATGAAGCTAATGCAAGAAAGGCTAAAAACATGGCAGTTACTGAGACCGCATTAGAATTAACTGGAGCCCCTGCATTAGTTAGAGTTGTTGAAAATCCTATAGAAACTGCAAAAGGAGTAGGACAAACTGTTGGTGATTTAGCTACCTTGCCTTTTGGGTTAGGAGAAGGCATATATAACTATGCAACTAAAGATGATTTTGACATGGGTGTCAATCCACTTACCGGTTCAAACTATGGTGAAGGATTAAACGAAACATTAGATGCAGTCAGTGTACTTCCGTTTGCAAAAGCAACAGGTCTTATAGATGATCTTGCTAGAGCAAGTAGATATGTTACAAATAAATTACCTTTAAGGAATGTTCCAAGAGTACAAACTACTACTAATCCTATTAACACTTTTAAATCAGAAATAGACTGGAGTAAATGGAATCCTGACACTCCTAAATATCCAGAGCTTATTAATGAATACAATGCAATAGAAGAAGCTACAAAGGCTAATGGTACTTGGATGAAAAATCCTGATGGTTCTCCTTTCCAAGGAACTCCTGAACAGTTTATACAACAACAAAGCAGTTACTTTAAAAAAGCTTTTCCTAATATTTTAAGAGACTCGAAAGGTAATGTTTTACCAGTAAAACATGGTTCCCCAAATAAATTTGAGGAATTTAAAAAAGATTACTTTGGTTCTACAACAGATATGGGAGATAAAGGAGTAGGAACTTATGTAACTCCTCTTGATTTTGCTAAGGAATACGGAGATAATGTTTACGAATTAGCTGTAAATAGTAAGAATCCTTTATATGCAAGTAATTTTATACCAGATAATATTCCACTAAGTGCTAGACAAAGACTTGCAGATTCTCAACTAAAATGGTTTCATAGAGATATTCCTCCAAAATTAGAGGGTAGAGTCAATAGATTTCTAGATAATGATCTTGTTATTGGAGATGAATTTTATCCAAAAATAAATGAAAACTCTTTTGAAATAGTTGTTCCCTACTCAAATAGAATGAAATCTTTGCGTGGTAATGTGGGATTCTTTGATATGAATGATCCTAACATATATAGAACAATAGATTTTGAAGACGCAGGTTTCTTAGTACCTGAAAAATCTTATTTTACACCAAATACAGATTTTGAAAAAGAAATAGCTAACCAAGCAGAAGAATACTTTAGACTAAAGACTTCACCAGAAAATATTCAAAGAGCTAAAGCTTTAGATGCAGAATATGGAACAAACTATATGCAAGCTCTACAAGATTTAATTACTCAAAAGCAAAGTCAAGGTGTTGCAGAAAAATATCCTTTTAAGATAGGAGTTGAAAATAATCCAGGTGAAGGAGGTGGAGGATACTCAGCATTAACTTCAGAAGGTATTGCTAAAAGAAATTTAGGTCAACCTACTACAATTGATGATAGAAAAATAGTTATATATGGTGATTCTCCTATTGAAGATATTAGAAGAAGAGTTCAACATGAAATGAGCCATCATACAATATTAGGACAAAATAATTTAGCTGCATTTAATAATGCTTGGGGAAAAAAATTGCAAAATGCTTTAGAGGCACCGGGGGAAGTAAGTAAAATAAACCCTCAGTTAGCGGATGACTTAATGCAACCAGCATTTCCAAAAATGGAAAACTCTCCAACACTATATGAATACATAAGTGATCCTGTTGAAATAGATGCATATCTTAATACAAGCTTTAGAGATAAACTTGTAGAAATGAATATACTTAAAAATCATTGGGAAAATATAACAGAAGATAAGCTTGCTCAATATTTTATGGACAGAAAGCCTAAAGATAAAATAGTAAAAACATTACTCGATATAATAAAGCCTGAAGAGTTTTTAGAAATATTTAATAAAGGTATTTATGCAGTGCCTGCATTAGTAGGAATAGATGCTTTATCTCAAAAAGAATACAAAGACGGAGGTATATCTATGTATCTTAGCCCAGAAGAAATAGATAGGTATAAAGCTGATGGTTATACAGTAGTCTATGAATAAACTTATAAAGTTTATTACATAACTTTTAATTTAGTATATTGTTATATATAACATATTATGGAAAAAAGAAGAGTTAGAATTTATAAAGCTGAAGATGGAGGTAAAGTAGTTACACCACTTTCAGACTTTATTACAAGAGCTCAATATGGAACTCAACAGCAACAAGTTGATCCACAACAACTTGTAATGAAAGTTGTCAGTCTTATTGCACCAGTTGACTTAGGAGGTCAAGGAAATGACCCTAATCAAGTATACGCTCAATTAGCAAAATCTTATGGAGAAGAAGCAGCAACACGAATAATAAATGCTGCTGCTCAATATCTTCAGCAAGCACAGTCTAACTCTGCACAAGAACAAACTGCACAAAGTGAAGCACCATTAAGTGATCAACTTTCTATTCAAGAAGATTTAATTGCTGAAGAAAGAAAAAGACAGCAATTAGCTCAAGAAGAGGAGTTTGTTCAAGAAGATGAAAACTTTATGAATGAGCTTCTATATGAACAACCAACAGCAAAAGAAGGTGGTTCTACAGATAAACTTAAAAATAAATTTGTTAGGTCTGCAGTCAAACTTGCTAAAAAACAATTAGGTGATACTATTGATCAGCCACAAGAAACAGCAGACTCAACAGATATAATGGATGGTAGACAAAAGAAAACTACAGACTTTCTTTCTACTATAAAAAACAATGTAGTACTGTCTCAAATTGAAAAACAAGCTGAAAGCTTTTTTGAACAACAGTTTGGTGGAATGACAGGTGGTGACTTGTATAAGTTTGTATATGGAGGTAATGATCCTTCTATACCTGATTTAACAAGAGCTCAAGCAGGTTTAACTGTAACAGATAGATGGGGTAATTCTAAGTCATTATCACAGGAAGAGGCAGAATATTGGAAAGAACAATCTGCTGCAAATCCAGAGTTAAGACTTACTGACTTATCATTTACAAGTGAAGCTCCTGAATCTGAACAAGAACTTACTGATCAAGAAAAAGCTTTTATGGCTGCCGGTAAAATGACTGGTAATCCTTATCAAGGATACTATTATAATCCTGTACCATACTCTACTGATAATATCTTTAATGCATTTCTTCCTTTTAATCAGGGAAGAAAAAAATATATCCCAGGTATGCCTCAATACCTAAATACTACTTTACCATTTACAGGTCCTACTGGTGAAATGCCAACAGGATTTAGTATGACTAAAGAAAGATTAGGACCAGGTGCTAAAAAATATACATATAGACCTTTGTATGATCAAGCTGAGTCTGAATCTGATTTAACTGAAGAAAAAAGAAATAGAAGAAAAGATAAAGACAGACAAGGACCTTTTGCTAATCTAGGTGAAAGAACTAAGTATGGTTTCAAAAAAATGTTTCAACCCAATGAAGATAAAACAAGAAGCTTTAAAGGGTTCATGTCTAAGATGTTTACAAAACCTATACAAGCTCAATACGGACTTCAAAAGTTTCAAGGTATAGATCAAGGTAATCAGGTAAACAATCAAAACCAAGACATACCTTTTCTTAAACCAAAATCAATGCAGGAAGTTTGGGATAAGACCCGTCCTGAAATAATGGAATCATGGGGTCTTGAAGAACCAAGCTCAGATCAGTTTCTTAAAGACTGGGAACAAAGTACTTATGAACTAAAAGAATTTGATCCTCAGCAAGCTCTATTAGCTACAAACGTTATTGGAAATAAGGTAGGTCAAGTAGCAGAAATGTTTGACAAAGGCAGAAGACAAGCTATGCGTAATATGTATGAAGGTCAAACTATGGATAACATTGCAGCAGATACTTTCTATACTGAACCTGGTAGATATTTTCCTAACCGTGAAACTGCATTTACTGCTCAGAAACCTGGAGCACCACAAGGAGAAGGTTTTGAAGGAGTAATAGGCCGTGGACAGAAAGGTGGAGCTATAATGGCAAAAGGAGGAACACCATATCCACAAAGATTTGGTTCTCTAGCAATCATTCCAACTGCTATGGGTGGTAATGATATTGATCAGTACACAGGAGAAAAGAAAGTAGAAGTAAAAGATTCAATCTCTAGAGTACCAAGAGAAGAAGCTAATCTAGAAGCAGAAGGCGGTGAAACAGCATATGGAGATATCAATGGTGATGGTTTCCCAGAACACTACAAGATTACTGGTCCTAGACATAGTTCAGGTGGTGTACCTCTAAACCTTCCTGATGGTACATTTATCTTTAGTGATACTAGATCTATGAAGATTACAGATCCTAAGATTCTTAAGATGTTTGGCAAAACTCCTAAAAAAGGAGGATACACTCCAGCTGATCTTGCAAAACAGTATGACATTAATACATACCGTAAGGTACTTCAGGATCCTAACTCAGATAAGTTAGAAAAGAAAACTGCTGAGTTAATGATTAAACAGTTTAATATTAAACTAGGTGCTCTTGCATTAGCACAAGAATCTAAAAAAGGTTTCCCTCAAGGTATACCAGAAGTAGCTAGACCTTACATGGAATCAATGGGTCTTAGAGATGAAGACATTCTTCCTAAAAGTAAACTTGCTGAAGCACAAGCAGAAGCAACTCCTGAAGAAATGGATATGATGGCTATGACATCAGAAGAAGGAATGCCTGCAGAAGATGAAATGATGCAAGCTCCAATGGCTATGTATGGTATGACTATGGGTGGTTATGATTTACCGTTTGCTCCAAGTGACTATATGTACAAACAAGGTGGTGAGTTAGATAAATATCAAGATAAAGGAGAAGTAAAAACTTCACCTAAAGTATATACTAAAGAATCATTACCTGAAGGTGCTGTAATTAAAACTTCAAAAGATGCATGGAATCTTAAAACCGGAGAGTTTGTATTACAACCTGATGGCACTTATAGAAAGGTAACTGCTGTTAAGTTTGACCCTAGAAAAGTTGCAGTAGATACAGGAACTAAAAAACAAACAGTTCAGGACTTTATGTCTCAGGCTCCTGAGAATAAACAAATTATAGAAAGAGCAAATGCAATTATTGAAAAAGGTATTTATATTGATAAGACAATACTTTGTTTAGATAAGAGTTGTTCTCAAATTAGAATAACCGGTAAGTTTAACCCTGGTTTCCAAGATAGAATTATTCTTAGTAGAGCTTTAAATTCAAATGCAGATTTTGGTACTGATAAGTATGTTGTAAAAAAACAATCAGCAACTGAAGGTTACTCAAGAACAGAAAAAGGAGTATATAAAGGAACTGGTTCTTTTGTTGCTGGATTTACTCCTGAAGACTATGAGAAGAGATTTATTTTTGAAAAAGCAAGAGGAGCAGGAAATAATGATAATGAAGCTTTTGCAATTGTAGATCAAGTTTATAATGATCCAGTTCTTAAAGCAAAGTTCAGAAGAGATTATCTTACTATGTTAGGTATACCTAATGTACCTGCAAATGATGAGGAACTACTCAAGCCTGACTTTTATAAAACAAGATATGCTGATGTAACACGTGGTATTGAAGGTGTTCTTAGTAAAGAAGGAGCAAGACCAGTTATAGGTGATGAACAACTTGCAGGGTTTGAACACTTTGATGCATTTGGTTTTAGTCCTGATGTTAAGTATGAATACTCTCCAGGTGAACTTATAAATAAAGAAGTTCCAGATCCTGAAGGTAATCCAATGCCTATTAATGTACCGGTACCTCAGTATGCTCCGTATTGGTTACAAGATACAATAGCTACTGCAGGTGCATTTAACAGAATGTATAGCAGACAAGATCAGTATCCTTCATCTCAAAGAGTTGACTTTGAAGAACCAAGAGGTCCATTCTTAGATCCTGCTAGAGAAGTTGCTGCCCGTGAAGAAACTACCAATAAAGTTCTTAACTACCTAAGTAAAACAATGGGGCCTCAAAGCTATGGTAGTGTAGCATCTAAAATAATGGGTGAGGAATCAAGAGATGTAGCAGACATTCTTTCAAGATACAATGATGCAAATGTTCAACTTGCTAGACAAGATGAATATGCAGGTGTAGATATAAGAAACAAAGAATCAGCAGCAAGAGCAGCAGCAGCTCAGCAGTATGTAGATCAAATGAATTACATGTTGGCTAAAAAACAAAATACTAAACTTGCTGATAAAAAGTATCTTGAAGATCAATTAAAGAGTGCAATTACTAACAGATGGAAAACAGATGCACTTAATCAACTATATCCTGATTATGCTGTTGATCCATCAATTGGTGGAAGACTACTAAAGAAACCAGGTTATAAAACTCCAAGACCAGAGAGAGGAACTGAACTTGAAGATCTTTATCAGAAGTACTATAACCTTACTAAGGATGAGGAACAAGCTACTAAACTTGCAATTATAGATTATAATAAGTCTACAGGAAGTGCTACAAATAGCATGTACCCAGCTGAAGCTATGATGGCACTTTATGATAATAGAAAAGAAGGTGGTGACACAGCAGGAGGTGTTTATGTAATGGGTAGCAATGTTTTCCCATTCATGTTCTACTAAACTTAATAAGTTTAGTAAACTTTTAAAATTTTAATAGTTTTACAAAAGAGATAAAAAACTATGGCTACGTATTTACAAGGTGTCGAAGATTACATACCCCAGTTTCAACCATTTGATCCTGACTTAAATTTTTATGCTAATGTTCTTCAGACAAAGCAAACTCAGTATGACAGTAACTGGAAAGCATTAAATAAGATTTATGGTCAATACTTCTATTCTGATCTTTCACGTGAAAATAACATTGCAAAAAAAGATGAATTAATAAAACAAATTGATTTTAATCTACGTAGAATATCAGGGCTAGATTTATCTCTTGAACAAAATGTAGAACAAGCTCTTCAAGTCTTCAAGCCATTTTATGAAGATCAGTTTCTGATGAAAGATATGGCTTGGACTAAAAACTACATTAATAATAGAACAGGTGCTTTAAATCTTAAGAACTCTAAAGATGAAAAGAACCGTGAAATGTACTGGGATACTGGAGTACGTGCTATGGATTATATGCGTGAAGAATTTAGATCAGTATCTGATGATGAGTCATTAAGATTTCAAAATGTAGAATACACCCCATATAAAAACATAAACAAGCTTTATATGGATCTTGCTAAGGCTTCTGGAATTCAAGCAGAAACCCCTAGTTGGTCTGAGGACGGTAGGTACAAAATAATTACAAAGAACGGTAAACAAATAATAGAGCCACTTACATACTTGTTTAAAGCTCATGCTTCAAATGATCCACAGTTACAAGATATCTATAGAACACAAGCTTATGTAAATAGAAAAGATTATGTAACTCAGAATGCTTCAAGATTTGAAGGAGACCTAGTAGCTGCAGAAAGAGCGTATCTTACTGAGCAATATGGTACTATTCAAAACTATGTAAACCAGAATAAAGCTGAGAGTTCTCAAGAAAAGGTTGTTAATGATACCAACAAAAGGGAAGCAGTACAGGCCATAGAGTCAGGTAATGGCACAATGTTTACAGAAGAGTATCTTAGAAGACTAGAAGAAGCTTCAGGTCCAATTGATGCAACTGATGCATATAATACTCAGCTTCAAGAAACAATGTCTGATGGTAACTCAACATCTACCACAAATAGTTATACTCCAGAACAAGCAGAAGAGTTAGATATACTTAGATCTAAAGTAGATGCTGGTACTGCAGCAATGTTAATGAATCAAGATATAGCAGAAGCAGCTTATGTATATTCATTTAAAGATTACAAAGTATCAGTAGAAGCAGATCCTTATGCCCTTGAAAGTTTTAGGCAGTCAAATAGGGAGAAGCTTGTTGAGATGAAAAGAAAAGCAGATGAAAAAAATCTTGCTGTTGAGTATGGTTTAAAAACTAATTACTATGTGATTGACAATGTAACAGGTGCAATTAAAGTCAATCCTAAGTATGATCAGACACTAGTAAAAGTAGATGCAGGTTCTGGTGCAACGACTGAACCATTTAGTATGCAGGAACAAAATGAAGACTTTATTCAAGAAGCTGGAGAAGAATACGGTGAGTCTTGGGTCAAAAGTATGAGTGGTTTACTTTCTGCATATCAAAGAGGAAATAATGTATCAAACGGTCAACTCTCAGGTATACTTGGAGAAGGAATGATGAACTATGGCCGTTTGTCAACTGATGATATGTTAAGTCAACATATCTCAGCAGGTATGGCATTAAAAAGAGCAACTCAACCTTGGACAGAAGGATTTTTATCTAGAGCATCAAGAACTGTTGCTAATCCTGTAGCTGCACTTAAGGAGATGGCAGAGAGTCCAGCTAAATTTTTACAGGATAAAAACTTTGATCAACTTAAAAAGGTTAAAGATGGTGTAGATAGATTCATGTATGAAAGAGTTGCTGTTGGTGATCAAACAGCATTAAATTATTTTGGTATTGTTGGTCAGGCAAATGGACAACTTGTCTTTAATCCAGATTTACCTGAAACTAAAATGAATGTCAATTTTGATAGGTATCTTCTTAGTAAGAGAGCTTATCAATTAGCGTCAGATAAAAATACTGAAATATTTGAAAAGGAATTTCAAGATAGTGAAAGTAATCAGTTTGCAAAAGTATTCTGGAACGATGGTCAAGTATTGGATGAAGAAACTTTTATTAAAAAAGCAAAAGACCAATTATTATCACAAGATTTAGTTGAAGGAAGAATTGGTGAACTAAAAGATCTTGATTATTTAACAGGCTATCAAGGAGATCGTAGCAGTAAAAGAATTCAACAAAAATATCCACTTTCTGCTAAGCAACAGAAAGAGTTTGATGCATTTATTACAAGAGTTAGGAATAGCAAAGAAGGGAAGTATATTTTTAATGATGCATCAAGAAGAGATAGACTTATTAGAAACTGGTATGCAAAAGAATTTAATTTAGATCCAACTTCTGGTAGAAAAAGATCTGGATATCAAACTGAAGAAGAACTAAGTACTTTGTATAAACAATATAAAGAAAAGTTGATATCTCTTACTGTATCTAACAAACTTGTATCTGTTACTGATTCTATTAATGATATTAAATCTGAAGGTGGTAAGTTTGCAATTACTTCTCAAAACTCAGGAAGATTTGTAAATCTTAATGCAAACGGTACACCAGGTTATAATGCATTTGTTCAGTTTGCAAGTGGTGACATGCAAAAGCTTTCTAAATCACAGTATGAATTCTCATTTGATGGAAACAATGTAACAGGATTTGATAATGATGAATTAGAAAGTCCTGATGCAAGAAGAAACATAGGAATGCAGGTTCTTTCACTCTATACTAACTTATTAAATAAAGGAGAAAAATTTCAAGACCCTGAACTTTATCAAGGACAGATTGGAAAAGAAGATAGAAATAAAGGAGTAATGGTTTTTTATCCAAAGCTTGACGCACTTCAATCACTTATTGGAACTGACAAAAAACCAGGTATGATAACCCAAGAGCAAGCTAACCGTATGGTACAGAATGGTATTGCAATTGCTGCTCCAAGAAGTATATGGAAAAATGAATTGTTTACAAATGCTAAAATTGGAGGACTAGAGGCAATTTTAAATATGAGGATCCGTATAGTGGTGGATTCCAAATTATAAAAGATAATACAGCTTCAACAGGATATAGAGTTCTCCTTACTACTAAACAAATAAATGATTTTACAGGTAAAATGGTAACTGAAACAAGAGTTATGCCTGAAGTAAACTTTGGGAAAAATTTGGACATGACTTATCTTATGCTTCGTAATCAATTTGCTAAACAGTCAAGTATTAATATAAGTGATTACAAACTTGCTGTAGAAGGAATACGTCAACAAAAAGAAATGGAAGCATATAGAGCTAATCAACCGTTAACACTTAAAAGATAATCATGGTAGATCAGAATATAAATCCAGAAGAGTTTAATGGAGCATTAGGTCCTTTTGATTCAGGTACAACTGATATTAAATCATTCCTACCTTTTCAAGGTAACATGCCCACATATGAACCTATTAATACTCCTTCTCCAGTGCAAAGAGTTAATCCAAATTCTAATTTGGATAACTCAATGTATCCGGTTAAAGATAGTATTACCGGTTTACCACCTTACACAGATCAAGTTCCAAGAGTAGGGAAAATGACAGCTGAGCAAAAGGCTAATGCTTTTTTTAATTATACATACAATCAATTAAATAACTATCAAGATAACGATGCTTATGCTAAAATACAATCATATGACCCCTCAGCTAACGGGGCTCATAGAGCAAGGTATTTAGCATATGGACAAAAAACATTTGATAAGGTAGGGTTCAATCCTCTTATTAATAATGAAGCACTCTTTAATGCAAATACAAGTATACTAGATGATTTTAGTAGAATGTTTACTACATCATTCTTTCCTTTGTTTGGTAGAGGTATTATTGCTAATCCTAAGAGTTACGCAGGTCTTTTTACTGGTGACTTTGGACAAGATATTGCAGAAGCCGCAGCATATGAAGAAGCCAATGCTATTGGTTATTCATCAAAAGGAGGTGTAGGTGCCTTTCTTAATAATACACTAAATAGTTTTGCCTATACAGCAGGTATCTTAGTGGAAGCTGCCGCAGAAGAAGCACTTATAGGAGCAGCTATAGGTTCTAGAGGTGGTGTTGGTGGCGCAGGAGTAGGTGCTGGTGTAGGTGCTGGAGCTGGTTTATTGAAGGGTTTATTTCAAATACCAAAAGCACTATACAGTATGTCAAAGAATGGTGCAAAAATAATGGCCAATCTTAAAAATCTAGATAATGTAAATGAAGCAAGAACTGCATTTAATGCTTCTGCAAAAGTAGTAGGTGATTTCTTAAATCCTTTTGATAATACAATTAAAGCTCTTAGAGGAGGAGATAATATTTTAGAGAATGCTAACAATATTGGTAAACTAGCAAGAGCTAAAAATACATTTGCTGGATTCTATCTTGATGTAAGAAATATGAACATGGCTTTATCTGAAGCTAGACTTGAAGGAGGATTTGTTGAAAATAATACATACAAGCAACTATATGATGAGTACTATTCTAAGTTTGGTGTAGCACCAGATACAGAGAAGCAAAAAGAATTTAGACAAACAGCAAAACAAGCCGGTGCCGATGCAGTATTGTATAATAGCTTTTTAATATTTGGAAGTAATAAACTGGTGATGCCTTCACTAATGAAGGGTACTCTAATGAAGAGAATGACTAATTATAGTGAGGATATTTTAAATCTTGACAACAAAGCTAAAGTTATTCTTACTAAAGAAGGTTTTAAAGCTGTTGAAGTTAATCTTAAAAATTCTTTAAAGGCATTAAAGAATCCTGTTACATATGGTAGATCTGCAGCTGCTTATTTTAAAGCAAACATAACTGAAGGTCTTCAGGAAAACTTTCAAAATGTAATTGCTGATTACACTCAAAAAAGATATACTGAGGCTTTTTATGAGCCTGCCAAGATGACTTTTGACTATAAAAAAGGTCTACTCAAAGATGCAATGCTAAGTCAAATAAGTCCTGAAGGATTTGAAACATTTGCTTCTGGATTTGTAATGGGTGGTTATAGTAAAATTCTTACTGGTGGATATGAACTTCTTGCTGATAACTATCACAAATTTGTTAAAGATCCAAAAGGATATGACAACTATGTAAAAGGTAGAAAAGAAACAGCAGAGTCTATTGCTAAAAGATTAAATAAAGTATATCAGAATCCTAAAGATTTCTTTAATAGCCGTTATTTTAATTATGGTCACCAAGTCCTTCTATCTAAAACTCAAGACTCAGAAGATCTAACTCCAAAAGAAGCAGTTGATGCATTAGATGATAGCTTTATTACTAATCTCACTACTATCCTGAGAACAGGAACAATGCATCACTTTATTGACAACTTTGAAAAGTTAAAGCAACTTACACCTGAAGAAGTTGAAAAAGAACTTAGCCTTGAAGCAGGTGAAGGACAAAAAGCACTAGATAGAATAGATACTATTATAGCTAGAGCTAAAAGAATGGATAAAAGATACCAAGCATCTCTTAAGATGCAAAGTGGTATTGATCTAAATAACTTCAAGGAAGGTACTGATGAATATAGAAAAGCTGCTTTGTTAAATGAAGCCTTTGAGGTATCTAGAGCTAACCTTGTCTTTATGGGGGAAAGCTTTGATAGAAACTTAGAAAGAATACAAACAGTAAGTAATGAAGTATTAAATCTTGTAAATCAAAGTGATAAGATTGCCGCATCAGATATTATGGCACTCACTTCTACAGATAGACTTACTAATGAATTAAACATTCTTCAAACAGAAATAGAATCACTTAAAGGAGTAACCGATCCTTCTGCTGTAAAACAACTTGATAAGGTTACTGAAAAAGTTGAAAAACTCAGAAGAATTCAAACTAGTCTTTCTGCATTAGATCCTTCAGAGTTTGCAATAACAGTAAGTAATTCTATTTTACAGAACATTGATGAAACTGCTACTGATGAAGAAGTAAAAAAAGCTATAGAAGAAAACTTTGCAGAAAAAGCTGCAGAGATGGCAAAAGAAATAGTAGAAGATGTAAAGTCAAGTACTATTGAATATCTTAAAACAATTACTGGAGGTACAAATGAGTATAATATTCTAATGAATAAACTTTCTTCACAAGAAGGAATTAAATCTATTGATTCATTAGTTAGTTCAATTATTGACTTACAAAAGCTTGATGCAGAAGCAGCAGCACTTGCATCTGCTGTAACAGCACTTTCAGATCCAGAAGAGTTCTTAGAGCATGTCAACAGAAACTTTAAGTGGATGAGTGACATGTATAACAACAGATCAGAATACTTTAAAGATGTTGTTAATACAAGTATAGAACAAAAAGAATATAATGACTTACTTCAAAAACTTGCAGACAAAGGTATATATGTAGATCTTGATGAATTTGCTGCATGGATAGAAGATAAAAGAAATCTACCTACTCAATTTGAGGATGCGGTAAATAAAAGAATTATAACTCAAGATACTCCTTTGTATAGAGAATACCTTGATCTTTTCTTAGAGCTTGCAGATATACAAAAAGAAAAACCTGCCGGTGAAAGAGCAAATGCTGATGAACTTCTCAAAGGAAGAATAGCTGAGGAAGATGAGAAGATGCAAAAAGAACTTGATGAAGCTAAAAAAATCTATGATCAAGAACTAAAGCAAGAAGTAGGGTATAATGAAAAAGAAATTGAAGACTTAAAAGAAGTAGCAGTAGATACTTCAGAAGAAGAAAAACAAATTACTGCAATGTCTGAAGCTGCAAAGGCTATTGAAGATTTACCACTTTTAACTGAAGAAGATTTAACTACTCAACAAGCTTTTGTTGCAGAAGCTAAAATTAACTTTAATATTACAAATGAAGAGTTTAATAACAAGCTTGACGAAGTACTTTCTAATCCTGAAAAAATAAAAGCTTCAATCACTTTATCTAAAGCTGATTCAGATACCACACTTTTAAGGACAGATCCTGGAAAACAGTTTTTAACTTATAGATATGCTATTCCAGAACTTCTAAAAGAAAAAATAGAAGAATTACAATCTAAGGTAGATTCTGCCAAAGAATCAGCTGAAGTAGTTGATATTGATGTAGCATCTACTGAAGCTAAGAAAAGATATGATGCAAAAGTTGCTGAGATAACTCAGAAGTATGAAAACATAAAAGCTGACCTGGTAGAAGAATACCGTAGACAAGGTGCTAAAGCTACTGATGCTTCAGAAGCAAAAGCTTATGTAAAAGTTTCTATTGATACTCCTTGGGATCAACTTCCTGAAGATCTTAAAGCAGACTTAGAAAAAATGTTTGAGAAGTATAGAAAGGAAAAATTCAAATCTGAAAAAGATCCTGCAAGATTATCTATACTAAAACAAAACTGGTTAAAAACTCAAGGCTCATTTATTGAGGCATACAACACTTCAAAAGCAGGAGAAAGAGAAACAGAAGAAGTTCTAGTAGCAGAACCTCCTACTCTTACTTTTAAACCAGTAACACCAGAAGAATTAAGAACTAAAAATCTTGAAGAGTTATCTAAGCTCATTAAAGATATGCAGTTTCAGTACTCTTCAAAAACTATAGTTGATGCAAAAGGAAAAACTAAAACTCTTACTAAAGCACAATTAGAGCAACTTAATAAAGAAATAAGAGCACTACAGGGTTATCTTTCATACCGTAGATCTGTAGCAGATATTACAACTCCAGAAGCAGAAATAGTTTCTACTATTGAGGCCCTAATTAAAGATGGTTCAGAGAATGTAGAAGTTATTAAAGATAAAAACGGAAGAACAATTGGTAGAAGAATCAAGGGTATTGATTATGAAGAAGGAGAATATGCTACTAGAGTAACATCTGAAAAAGAAAGAGTAGTAAAAGCAATTGATCCTAACTATAAAGCTTATGTCTACAATGCTTTACGAGAACCTATTGTTACTGATCCAAACACAGGACAGTTGGTAAAAAAACCATCTAAGATTGAGACAATGGTAAAACGTGTAGAGATACTTAACTACGCAACAGAAGAAGAAAAAGTAAATGCTTTCATTGAACAATTAAAATCAGCTTTTGGTAAAGGTGAAATTCAAAAGTTTGGTGCACAGTGGAAGTATGACAGACTTAAAGATTATTTCTTAGGTGCTGAACCAAAGGAATTTAATTTTGAAAATGTAAAAGAGATTGTAACAGAACTTGCTGACAAAGAATCATCAGAAACAGGCACACTGATTGACTCTTTATCTAGAGACTATCTTGCAGGTAAACCAATTAAGAGACCTTCAACAATGTCTGAGAAGGCATTTAAAAATCTAAAAGAGGTACTAAATAAGATATTAGACAAAGCAAAAGATGGTAAGCTTACTCTTGTACCTAAAGATATCTTGTTGTATGATCCTAACTATGTTTCTGAAGACGGTAAAAAAGGCATCACAGGAGAGATTGACCTTCTACTAGTTGATAGTGATGGTAACTTCTATATTGTTGACTTTAAGACTGGTCATTCTGGTGTTTGGAAAAATTTTAATGCTCAACCACAAACTATTGATCTTAGTGAAGCTTATACTTGGTCAATAAAGGATGCACCTAAATTAACAGACTTAGATGCCGTTAATTGGGAAGCTTTAGGTTATGAGTCATATGAAGAGTTTAATGCTTCATATGATAATGACATTAAATCAATTAGTGTTCTTTCTACAGAAGGTTCAGACAAAAAGGGTATTATCAACGGTACTATTAAAGTTTATTTTGAAAAGGGTGCTGGTAAAAAAGCTGTTAACATAGATGTAGAGTTTAAAAAACCAACATATGTTTTTACTCCTGAGTTTAGTAGAAGACCAGAGTATGCTACGCAGCTTACTTTCTATAGAAACCTGTTTGCAAACATGACAGGTATAATGCCTAAAGAGATTAGAATTCTTCCTATAGAAACTAAGATTAATGAAGAGGCACAGATTGAAAGTCTTCAGTTAGCATCTATTGCAGATCCTGAATCTGGTTTTATTACTATAGAACCGGTTGACATGGTTAATGAGTTAGTACCTGTTACTTTGGCTCCTTCTGCAAAAAGAGCAAAACCAAAAGCTGATATAGAAGCTAAGAAAGCTGATATAGAGAAAGAGTTAGAAAAAGTAAAAGAAAGAAAAATAGGAAATACATTTACTTTAGGAAAAGATGTACGAATTATAGTGAATGGATTACCTGGTATAATAAAAAAAGGAGAAACCATAACTATAAAAAATGTATCTGCTCCTGGAAAAAGTAAATTAACAGGAGTACTATCAAAAGATGCTCCTGACAGAACGCATTATTCTTTTGATGTAACTGGATTTAAAGGTGAAATTATAAATAAACCAGGACAAGCTCCTGTTACACATATGCTTTCAGAACCAGAATTATTAGCTAGCATTAATGCTAAATACGATGAGCTAGCTGCTCTAGAAGAAGAAGAGGTTGAAGATCAAAATATATATGAAGAATATGTCCCTGAATCCTATGAGATAAAAGATAATGTTGACAAGACTGTTATATACAATGGACAAATCGGAACCTTAGTTTTATTTGCACATGAGGATGGTGACTACGGAGTTGAAACAGAAGATAGTATCTACCCTATTAATACAACAGAAAAAACAAACATCCTTGAGTTAGGTCTAAATACTATAAGACTTAATCCAGAAATGTTTAATCAGCCTGTTATTAACGGTAAGGTATATGATATTACAAAGCAATCTGATGATGTATATATAGTCAATGGAGTAGAGTACACTATTGAAAGATATGCAAGAAAAAAAGGCATTAAGAATCTAAGATACCGTGCTAATGATGCTGAGATAAATAATGTTCAAAAACAAATTGCTGAAGTAGATGCAAAGTATCAACAGCTTCTAGAAAAATCTGGACAACTTAGTGATGATGAAAAACTTACTGAAGGTTTACAGTTAGTACAACAACTTGCCGCAATGGAATACAAACTTAATTTCCTAGGTAAGAAAGTTAATCAACTTGTAGAAGATAACAAAGTTGTAATATCTAAGAATCAAGATTTAATTAACGCTATTCAGTCATTACCAGAATCTTTTGCTAATTCTAATACTCCTGAAGAAGAGGAGGAGGATCTAGATGATATCAAAAACAAATCAGACAATTCTGCTGCTATCCAAGATATGTATGATATCATGGCAGAAAGCATGCCTGCTAATTTTGATAAGTTAATTACAGACATTAATTCTCTTACTAAGCAAGATTTAGATAGTTTTGCAAACTATGTAAACTCAATTATTCCTAAATTAGAGCAATTAAAATCAGAGTATGAAGGTAAGGACAGACTTACTACTAATATCACTAATGAGATAGATGTATTAGGTCAGCTTCTTAACTTTATTACCAGTATAAAAACTAATAAAGATGGCAGAGTCAGAAAAGTCCAAACAGCCGCAGTCCAAAGAGAACAAGCAAGGTTACAACAAGATGTTGATGAATCTGCTGTACAGGAGCCTGAGCCCGGCAAAGCAGCAAGAGTTTCTCAACAACAAGCTAAACAAAAAAGAAGAAGACAAGTAAATAGTGATTTGCTTCAGCCAATGATCTACTCTTTAATAGTTCAACCTACTATAGTAGAAGCAGAACCTACAGAAGAGCAAGTCATTGACTTAGAAGAAATCAATACTCTCTTTGAAAATGCTACTGCTGAAACACTTGATGATATATACATTGATCTTATACAAAAGCTATCAAAAGGAGAAATTAACTTGCCAAATTCAAATTATATAGATAAATTATATAAGGACAAGGTAAAAGAGTTTTCTACAACAGTCTCTGCTAAAACAGTACAAAAAGGAGACATACTTGTAAGAAAGAATGATAATAAGATATTTACAGTAACAGACATAGTAGATGAAGGTGTTGAGGTAACAAATGAATCTACAAATGAAAAAATGTTTATATCTAACAAAGACTTAAAGAACAAGTATTTGAAACATTATATGGAAGGAATAAAAGAAGAGGAAGTTTTGGATGAAGTGTTTGATGAATCAGATGAATCAGCTTCTGAAGAAACCGTAGAGTCTCTGGAAGATGCCATAAATGACCCTGATGAAGTTCAATCAATAGTAGATAAACTAAGTCAGCTCTCTAAAGAAGAGAGAAGAAGCAGACTTAGAAAAAATAGTAAATGTGATTAATATATATTAAGATGACTTGTGGACCATTAACCAAAGATCAGATATTAGACTTATACGCAGATATCAAAATAGAAATCACTGATAGAATCAAGAACCCCAAGTTAGGGGTTTTTGACATTGATTCATATATCAAAGATTTGTATAATGATCTTGTAGATCCTACTGATCCTGATAGTACATCCAGGGCTCTTATATATGTTCAACAAGTTCCAAGTCTATTAGAAAAACTTATAGCAAATGAGAGAGATATAAAGGCTCACTTTTTCAAGTCTGATGCTAATCTCATTACTAAGATTTCTAAGCTTGCATTTGATTTTACAGATCTTTCAAGTGGTCTTAATGCTGTGGCTAGATATGTAAAAAAAAGTAAGATTAAGCCGGAGTACATTACAGCAGCTGTAATGAATATGAATGAAACTAAAGGTGAGCTACCTGTATTAATGTATGATGATGAAAAGGGTGCAGAACTTTTAAAGTGGTCAGCAAATAATAAAAGACTAAAACCAATATCAGCATTTGTTGGTACGGGACAGGAGTATTATCCTGTGAACCCTGTAGGATTAACACCTGAAGAAAGAAATGCACTTAGAGATCCTGATAAGGCTTTGTTTTATAAAGTTACAGAAGAAATTGTACTAGCTACTAAAAACAAACTAAGAGATGGAGATGCTCCTGTATATAGAGGAACTCCGGTGACATTTAGACTTCTTCCTTCAAGTTCTATTCCTGATGAGCAATTAACAAATGAGGTAAAAGAAAAACTTATATCTAACCCAATTGATAAAGCATCAGGAAAGACATTTAAAATTCTTCATAAAGAAGGTGTTGTTTTAGCTCTTGCTGATGCTGAGTCTGGTGAATTTCTTTACTTTAATGAATCAGGAGATGTAGTAGATGCAACTGAACCAGGAGCAAGACTAGTGTACCAATCAATGAGAAAAGTACAGAAGTCAGATGAAGGTAAATTGTTGCTGTCTAATAATCTTAACTATGTATATACTCTTGTAAGTCCTAAAGAAATAGCAGAGAGTAGAAAGAAACGTGCAGAAGCTCAAGGTATAGAATTTACTAAAAAAGATTATGATAACATTATAGCATATGAAGATGCAAGAATTAAAAGAGAAGTAAACACTCTTTATAATTTAAGGAACTTTATATTAAAAAATCCTGATCAAGAAATACTGTTACCTATTGATGGAGGATCTTTTGGTTATATAGGAAATGTTTCAGCTGGTGTCCTTCTTTCTAATACTACTATTAAACCTGAAGATATTAAAGAACTAGATGTTGAAGTTGTAGATGATGCTGGTTTAGTATATTTCTTTGCTAATAATGGTGAGACTAAGATCTATCTTCAGAGATCTAATATGCCCCAAGAGGTTATCAACAAACTTGCTGATGTTCTTACAACAACAGCAACTCTTCCTGGTGGTAAACAATTAACACCAGATGAAAGAGCAACCTATGCAAGAACTCTTCTTGGCCCAACTCCTAAATTAAAAGGTTATACTGTAACTCCTATAGAAGTAAAAGCAGAAATAGTTGATGGTGTTTCAGTTCTATCTATTGTTATTAATGGTGTTCCTGTTGACCCAACTGAAGAAGGGGCAAAAGACTTTATTATTGATGCACTTAGTACACAAATCAAAGGAGATAAAGGTGCAGTTTATGCGGCACCATTAAACTACTCTAAGGATAGTTTAAATCAAACATTTATTGATTATGAAATTGAAGATGGGAAGATAAAAGAAGTAGAGTTAAACTACTTTGAATTTATTACTCCTTACTTAAGGGTTATATACAATCCTGAAAGTGCAGACTTTGTAAAAGGTTCTAATGCATATCTTTCATTTTCAGTTCCAGATGATGTTCTAGAGAGAATTGGTATTATAACAAAAGATGAGTCTGCACCTATTGCTAAAACAATAAAAGACGCTGAAGAAGCAGAGATTGATCTTGAAGATGTTAATGATGATAAGTTAGAAAAGACATTTGGAAATATTACCATTAATCAAAATACAAGACCAGGTTATGCATCCGCACAAGAAGAAGCAATAGGTAAAGCTTCTGCAGTAATTACATTCTCTGAGAATTTTGATACGGCAACACAGACTCTTATTAAGAACCAAGCAGATGAAGCTGCTAAAGAATATGGTGGACAACCTATTCAGAAAAGAAATAACCGGTATAGTGTCAGTGACGTTGCTCTTTTGAACAATGTTATTAGAACAGTTAATAACTCTACAGGAACATTATTTATTAGTGGAGATAGTTTATCTGAGATGAAAACATCATCTCAAAAAACTGTAGATAATTTTATGTATGAAACACTTCAAAAAATTCTTGAGCATCCTGAATTAAAAGTTGACATAAGTAAAGTTATTACAACAGGTCAAACTGGTGTATCTGAAGCAGTTGCAAAAGCTGCAGATAGACTTGGTATCCCAGTAGAGATTGTTGCCCCTAAAAGCTTTATGTATAGAACTTCATTTAAAGACAAAAAAACTAAAAAGTTCCTTACTAGAGATGTCTCAAATGAAAAGCTTTTCAAACAAAGATTTGGATTAAAGACAGGTAAACCTAAAACTGAAAAACAAGAGTTGTCTACAGAAGATATGGTTAGACTTTCTGTTACACCTATTGATGGTTTAGATGCAGGTAAAAAGACCCAAGAGATTCTAGATAAGATTAATGATAAGCTTGGTGACCTGGAAAGATCAAAGTCAGTTAAAAGATTTATTGATAGTGTATTCATAACTAAAAGAGATCAACAAAAGGCACTTGACTGGTATAATAATGAAAGTGGGCTTAAGTCCGTTATACCTCTAGAAAGAATTACAGCTATTGTAAACTCTAATGCATTTGCTAAATGGAATCTTAATGGTATTACACTTTTTGAAGGAGACGGTGGTACACCTGTAGATATTTACCACGAAGCATGGCATGGTTTCTCACAGTTATATCTTACTCTAGATGAAAAGGTAGACTTGTATGAGGCCGTTGCACAAAGACCAAAGTGGCAAAAGAAAACTTATCCAAATAAGATTGATCTTTATAGAGAGATAGAGGAAGAACTTGCAGAGGACTTCAGATCATTTATGGTATTTAAAAAGAAGTTCCCAGGAGTAATTGGTAGAATATTTGAAAAGATTGCCAGAGCTCTTAGAGTGTTCTTTTCTAAAGTAACTAAAAGAGATTTTCTTAAGCCTAGAGATATTGCAAAGGTACGTGAGTACTATGATGTACTCTATAAAGGAGAAATACTTAACCTTGCACCTAGCCAAGACAATGCACTCTTTGTAAATGAGGATCTGTATAGAGCTAAACCTGCTACACCTTCATTAGTAAAAAGTGAGAAGAATGAATCTTTACCGTTTACATCAGAAGAAACTGAGAAGCTCAAGCTTGCTATGGATAACCTGATGGCTTCAGTATTCATGCAATATAATGAGAGTAAAAATACCTCAGCTGGTGTAGCAAAAATTCTTCAGAGTACAAAAAATAGAAAGGGTGTTTATGGTATCATTAAAGATAAACTTGAGTTAAAAGCAACTGAGCTATCTAAGTTTATGGATGAATACCAAGAGACAGTTATTAAAAATGTATCTGCTGAGGAACCAGACTTTGAAAAAGAAGCTCTTCTTCAAGAACAAGTTGATAAGTATCAGCTTCTCCAAAAAGCTCTGGCTAACTTTGGAGATATTGAAGCTTCAGTAGATGGTAAACAAAAATCTGGTCTTGTTGCTTTCCACATGGAAAATACAAGATTCAATATTATCAAGAATGCATATCTTGAGATGGCAGAAGATCCAACAGCAACAGGAGAAACAACAAAGTTGCTAGAGGCAAACCTTGGTAACATCAAGTCATCAAAGGAAATTGCTAATGAAGATACCTGGATGGTCATATCAAGTATTTTTAAACCAGAACTAGATGCTGACGGAAACTATATTACAAAAAAAGATCAGAATGGTGTTGACTCAGTAGTATATGAGAAAGACTTCTTTGGGTTTGATGCACTTCAGTCACAAGATATAATATGGAATAAACTTGCCAGAACACTACAAGCATCTCTTACTCCACTGGATATCTGGAATAAACTCAAGGAATACGAAGAGAACTATCCTGAATTTATACAGCTTCAGAAACTTCTACCAAATCCACTTAATGATGAGATGGATATTAAGGAGTTTAATACTGAAACTAAATTTTGGCAAGACTTTAAAAAACCAAGGATACCTTATTTACAGCTTACAATTACTAAAGAAACTAAAGATAGAGAACAAGGTCCTATGTTTAGTTCACTTGTAGGAGATGTGACCTTTGATGTATTTAAAGTATTTACAAGCTGGGATTTTAACTTCAAGACATTTGAAGAAGATACTAATAGATTTATTACTAAAGATAGACTATCAAGAAATAGACTAGATGTAGAACTAGTTATATCTGAATTCTCAGATAATAATGGGAAGTTTGATACTACTAAAAGCCTAGACTTTTTGTATGCACTAGGTATTATACTAGATAGCACAAGTGTTGAGATACGTGCAATTACAAGTAAGAAAGCTTTTGCCGGTCAGTATGGACTTGATATTATGTTTGAAGCCTTAAAACTTGTAAACAAAGGTCTTCAGTCTTCAGATGAAGCAAAAGTAAATGCTGCTATAGAATTTACTGTAAATCCATTAAAGGTTTTATCAGAAGGTCTTTCAGAAAACCTTGGTGGAACCAAGCTTGGTAATTATGAAGTTTCAGGAAGACTTAAGTTACTTGCAGAACTTCAGAACAGATATTCTAATGAGTTCTCTAACTTTAGTGTACAGAGTCCAGAAAAAAACAGAGTTTGGGAACACTTCCTTGATAGCACATTAACAAGACAAGTTGCGGCCATTAATGCTGTAGATGATTTTAGAATTTTATCTGATGAGAGATTTGATATAAAAAAGGAGTTCAAACATATGAGATGGATGAATGACAGCAACAATCCTCATATTAAATACTCTGTTATTTTAAATTCTATTTTCTTCTTAGATAAGAAAACTGCAGGTGCAGATTATGGTAAGAAAAGAAGTCTAAGAACTACAAGAGAAGGGGAAGATAAAAACTCTATCATTCTTAAGAATATTGCAGGAACTCAGATAGTTGATAAAGACAGAAATATGTCTGATGGTATCAACACAAGTTCTGCAGATGCAGCTACTAAATTCTTGCAAGAAATGAATACTGTGCTTATGCAAGGTATGCAGGAGTTTATGCGTCATGCATCTAAACAGATGGCACAGGGTATACGTGCAGAAAAACTTAATACATATCCAGGTAAAAAGCAAGATTACCTATATGTAGATATAGATGACTTTAAGCCTGCTAAAATGGGCAAAGGTCAAGATAAGGCCTTTGATATTATACTTGGTTTCATTTCAGGGGAACATGAAAGAATCCAAAGATTTAATTCAGATATAAAAAAGTATTCTAAATGGAAAGGTTACAACAGAAAGGTAAGAAAGAAAGATGGGTCAATAGTAATGGCTGGTCAAGTATTTACTGCATTTGATGATGTACTTTCTGAAGATACTAAAAATCAACTTTATAAAATTAAGGGTGACTTAAAACAAACAGCACTTGCAGATGATGACCTTTATAATCTAATAAAGAAAGATGTAGATAACTACTTTAATAAACTTAGTGAAAAGAACCTAAGAAACCTTGAAAGTATAAGATATGTAGACCCTGCATTGTATGATCTTGCAGCTCAGTCTAATATGACACAAAAACAAGTTGATAAAGTTCTTACAACAGCATACACATATAACTCTTGGATTCATAATTATGAGACTATAATTCTTGCTTATGGTGATCTTGCACAGTATGATCATGCTAAAGAAGAATTCCATAAAAGAAATGCAGGTTTAACATCTCCTGGAAAAGGATTTAGAGCAGATCAAAGAGCAAGACAATTTATACAAAACACATTAAGTTTTGACTATGCTAAATCTAAGAACTACCAGGTAAGACCTTATGATGGAACGTTACATACTGCAATTCTTAGAGAGAAAAAAGTTGATTCTATTTATGCTCCAGAGTATAGAGAAGAACTGATAAAAGATTTTCTTCTTAGGTATAAGGACAACAAGACAATGTCCAAAGAACAAAAGAAGAAAAAAGCAGAAGAAGCTGCTGATATTGCTTTAGGAGAATACTTTGGTATGAAAGAAGCAGATGGTCAAGGACACATTACTTTTGAAGCCTATAGAATGCTTAAGTATCTTGAGGGTAACTGGTCAGATCCACAAGAGAAACTTTACCAAGAAATTGTTGAAGGTAAAGAAATCTCAGTAGCAGATGTAATAGAATACTTCCCTCCATACAAGCTTCAGTATTTTGGAAACATACAGACTACAGGTTTGTCACTCACATCTTTTCATAAGTTCTCTCTTGCTCCTCTTATTCCTACTGTAACTGGTGCATCTAAACTTTCTCAGTTGCATGATAAGATGATGAAAGATCAGATTGAGTATGTTGTATATGATTCAGGATCAAAGATTGGGCATATTAATGCTAGTGATAATCCAAAAGAATATGGTGACCAAATGTTTGATGCTGATGGTAATATAATACCGGATGCTAATTTCACTAAGAACATAATCTTTGCAGAATATCTCAAGAACCAGACAGAGATTAATAGCTCTTATAAAGAAAAGTCTATATTCTCAACTCAGATGCGTAAGCTTGTACTTGAAGGACTTTATGAAAAGGGTGTTATACAAAGTACAAAAGAAGATGAGATAACTGTACCAGCCGTACTCAATTATCTAAAACATGTAGATGAGTATAGTGAGGTTTTAAAGAATGAGCTCCTTAATGAAATTGGTTATAAAAAAGAGATTGTTGATGGTAAGGAAGTCTTCAAACCAATTGATGCTAATAGTATTTCTAGACTAGTTGGTTTAATTAAGGATGAGCTTTCTAAAGATGACACTCTTGGAGAACATTTATTAGGACAGTTTATTAATGTATATAAGACAACTGGTGAACTTGTTCATGATCTTTCGTTACATCCAGAAGCATCTAAGATTGAAAAGCTAGTACTGTCTCTTGTTAACAAAAGACTTATTAAACAAAAGGTTAACGGTGAACCACTAGTACAGGTATCAGCCTCTATGTATGAAGGTTTATTTGGCAGTCCTATTTCTGGTCTTAAAAAAGCAACTAATGCAGATATTAAAAAGTTTGTAGGATCAAACTTCTTACCTACTTATCATAAAAAAATTATTGATTTTGACACTAGGTATGAAAATAGAAGTGTTGATGATTTAAAAAGTTTCCTTGCAGCCAAAAAAAGAATACAAGAAGAGCAATCAGCATACTGGACAGATAGACATAAACAATCTCTTAGATATGAAATTCAATATTTAGAAGATAAAATAGCTGGTAGGAAACCAAAAAATTCAAAGATTATAGATGATACTACAGCAGCTATGAAAGTCATGGTTGCTCTTCAAGGTAACTTTGAACACCTGCTTAATTTAAAGCATACTGATGGTAACAGAATTGGTACTATAGAACGTCTTAATGAAGTTATTAAAGATGACAATTGGTTAGATACAGATAACCATAGAAAGTCTATTACAATGGTTGGTGTACGTATTCCAGTACAGGGTCTTAACTCTATGGAATTTATGGAAGTTTATCACTTCCTTCCACCAGAAGCTGGTAATATTATTGTACCTCCTTCAGAAATTGTAGCTAAGTCAGGAGCTGACTTTGATATTGATAAGTTGACTACATATATGCCAAACATACAGGCAGATGGTCAATATATCACAAGAAAGTATGAAACCGAAGATTTCTATAAGAGACTAGAAACAACAAAAGATTTTGAAAAACAGCTTTTATTTGATGAACAAAAGGCAGCACTTCAGAATGAACTTATTAATGACTTAAGGAGTATTCTTGAGTTACCTCAAAACTATGCATCACTTGTTACACCGAATGGTACTTACTTACTCAAAGATATTGCAGATGAGTTGTCAAAGTATGTTGCTGACTTTAATATCCATGAAAACATTTCTTCTGATGAATTTAATTATGATGAATCAGGTAAGAAGAAAGTGATTAGTCCTACTAGGGTGCTTGAAGCTGGTTATAACTTGTACAAACATGAATCAAATGTAATCGGTAAAAAGACACTTGGTTTAGGTGCAGTTGAAAATACATTCAATGTATTATTCAATGCTATTGGAGCCTACATGCCTGCTACTTACTTACATTCTGATGATGAGATGGAAAGAAGTATGGATTTACTTCTTAGGCATAATAAGTTAATTAATAAAGCTGGAGAAGAAGTCATATCTCTTTCTAATAGATATGATGTAGATAACATAAATAAAATTGCTGATGTCTTTTCTCAGGCAATGAACGGTTGGGTAGACGTTGAAAAGGATGCATGGATCTTCTTTATTCAGGGTAACTATGAAATTGCATCAACTCTTTTATATCTTATTAAAACTGGTGTACCTGCAGAAGATGCAATTTACTTTGTTTCTCACCCGTTAATTAGAGAATATGTAAAAGAACAAAGACTTTCTAATAGTACTTTTGCTGAAGCACTAGGTGTTGCAACTAAACAAAATATGATTAAGAGTGAGGCAGCAAACCGAGTTCTTAAAAGACATTTTGGTGCAGGTGTCAAATCAAAAAGATATTATTACGAGAGAAAAAAGCTAAGTGAAAAACTTGATAATGTAACCTTTGATAAATCTAAAATGCTTGGGCTTATAAAAGCTGGTGCAAAAACAGAAGAAGGTGGATACACTAATCCTGGCATACTTGCTTCAGATTTATCTAAGTTAGCATTCTTGCACTTCCTTGAAATAGAACAGCAGATCACAGGTATTAAAAGACTTAAGATTGAACTAAATCCAGATGTAACTATTAGAACTAACTTCTCTGAAGTAGAACAATCTGAGGCTGCACAAGAAAACTTAGAGTTTAACTCAAAGATAGCTCAGGAAGTAAGAGAAAAACTTAAGAATGAGTCAGTAACTAGTTCATTTGATAATAATGAATTGGCTCTAAGTATGATTAGACCAATCATGAAACTAAGATATCACCCAGCAATTTCAGAGTGGATCAAAGTTAATAGTGAGGACTTTAAGTCTTATGTAAATAAGTCACTTCCTTTTGCTGATGTAGCAACTGCAGTAGATGTATTTAGAAATGACTTTGTATCTTTTATATTCCAGGATGCATTAAAGAACTTTGCAATTACTGATTCTTACAAAAGTATTGCTGCTTCTACTACTATACCTACTAAACAAGTAACAAAGCTTACTAGAGGTGCCTTTGTAGCAGAAAATGAATCCAGACAACCTACATTATACATGGATGTGCCAGCACTGAGAACTCAGTTTAAGTACAAGATGTATGACAAAGACTCTGGTTATGAGAATGATTATGAAGATCTTGATCTATATCCTGTTAGCTCTTTACACTTTAAATCATTCAGACAAACAGATGAGGCTACATACTTTGCATTTGTAGCAGAAAGAGAATACTTAAGATACATTACTTCAAAAGCTGATATTCAAGAAACCGCAGAGTATAATGATGCTTTAAAGGATATTAAAGCAGAGAATCCTAAGTTTCCAAAAGAAAAGGTAAGTAAACTTGCATATGAAAAGGTTCTTGCAATGAGAGCTTTGGACAACACATTTAATTATTACAAGTTATTTAAAGATCCACAAGAAGCATTTGCGGCTAAGATGGGTAATCTTTTGAATAAACCTTACATGAAAAAGTTAAAACTTAACTATGAGGTACTTCAAAAGATAACTCCGGAAGTACTAGGAGATAATGCAATGTTTAATATCTACATTAATGAGAAGGATTATACATCTGCAAAAGCTGACTTGTACTACAAGAACTTAAAAGATCTTGCTAATCCTAATGTTATTAAAGTAACAGATCCATTGGAGAATGAAAGAATAAGCACATTATTTAATATGCTCCCAATGATTGCATTGCTTCAAACCGGTTTTAATAAAACTAAATTAAACTTTACAAATGTTGTTGACATTGATATGTTCTTAGCATTAGTTGAAGATAAGATGCCAGAAGTAATGAGTATACTTGAAGACAGTGATAAAGTAGGAAAATTCATGTCCAAGTTCTTTGACATGTACATCAATCAAAACAACTACAAAAATCAGTTCAGGACAACTCTTAAGAATTACTATATGATAAATGGTATTTCTGAATATACTGAAGTTGAGGATACACCAACTAGAAAGGGATTGAAAGAAACTTTAGATCCAAACATGTTTACTTATAATCAAGCAGACAATAGTCCTAAGCATTATCAAACTCTTACTAAAGACAATCCTGATGTAGTCTTTGTTTATAACATCACTCAAAAGGAAGTAGACAATCCTAACATAGCTTTCAAAGGAAACTCACGTATTGAACCTTATGCAAAAAATATGGGTGTTGCCTTTGTTACAAGTTTTGATGTGGCAGGTGATAACTTTGTAGGAGTTAGTCCTAAAGACTATCCTGATATTATGGCAGAGATGGAAAAAACAATTGCTGAACTTGTAGAACTTCGCAAGAGTAATCTTTTAATAGCATTTCCATCTGAAGGATTTGGAGATGTAGACCTTATGCCTCAACAATTATTCGTATATTTATCTAAGAGGTTGTATGAGGAGTTTAATTATGTTAATCCTGGTTCAACTCAATATGATGAAATGCTAGAAGTTATAGAACAAATGGAAGGTATTTCAGATAGAATGGTAGATGAATTGTTAATGGATAAGGATGAAGATCCGTTTAAATGTACTGAGTAATGGCTTGTAACAGTAGAGAAAACACTATAAAGTGGTTTGTAAATAAAAACATACTTTCAGCGACAAGAGAAATATTAGACTTGAATAAGTTTAATATGGCCAATGTTGTATTTACTGAAAGAGCTATTAATGAGTATGGACTCAATACACAGGGGAATCTTCTTTTTACAATATCTGAATCTGAAACTGTTGCAGAATATACAAAAGAAAGAACTCTAAGAAAAAGAGTTAAAAGAGCAGATGCTAATATTGTTCTTTTTGACAATCTAGATAAACTAATTGAAGCTAAAGAAACTAGAGAAGCAAATCAAAGACCTGATGCTATAAATGAACTCCTGAACAATACTCTGCATATCTTGATACTATATTTCCTGATAGTCAAGTAAAAGATATTGTTTATCATGACACTGATAACAAAAATATAACTCAAGAAGGGTTTCTTAAAGAAAGAATAAATCAAGGTGATGGTTTATTTTTAGGTGATGGTTTTTATTTTTATTTCAGACCAACTCTTAATTTAGAAGAACTAAGAGCTGAATTTCTTGAGTATAAAAATGATATATTGACAGATGACAGTTATTCAAATTGGGAAGAGCGTGACTATACAGAAGAACAATGGGAAAAGGAATGGGCAGAATATAAAAGAAAAGAACGTGCATACAGTAGGTCAAGAAATTATACTATACCTACTATAGTCAATGCAAAAAAAATCTTTGAAAAATACGGTGAGGATTACAATACAGTAGCAAATAAGCTTAAAGAAGAAGATCCAAAATTTCAAGTGTCTAATTACTTTGATGTTGTTGCAAAAATGACTGGCATTGATTCAAACACATTAGATAAAAATACCAGAAGAAAATATTGGGAAATTGCTAATAATAAACAAATCACTGTAAAATCTATTTCAGATATTTTGCAAGAAAAATTTGGATATGATTCTGTTACTAACATACTTAATGTCAAAGAAATTTTAATATTTGAACCAGAACAAATTCACATATTAGGTTCTAAACAAGATATAGAAGGATTTAAACAGTTTATTTCTGGTACTCCTATGTTCATGAAAACTCCAGAAGTGGATTACTCATTTTATAGAGAACCTGAATTTAAAATAGTTTCAGTAGAAGATGCTATAACTAAGCTTAAAGAAAATCAGTCTGAAGAAATAGCCCAGGCTATGGCAGAAAGATTAAAAGTAGGTCTTGGTATAAGTTACCAGATTGTTGATAGAGATACTGCAGTTAAAATACTTGAGGATGCACCTATTAAGTATAATGGTGAACCGGCATTCTATTATGGTAACACAGCATATTTTGTACGTGGGAACTTTAATCTTAATAGTGTTTTACACGAATTTGCTCACCCACTTATAGCCGCTATCAGAAGAGACAATTCTGAGTTGTTTAATAACTTATATGATCAAGTAAAGTTTACACCTGAAGGGCAAGAGATAATTGAAAAAGTTAAAAGACTTTATCCTGAACTAAAAGAGGGAAGTAATCTCTTTAAGGAAGAAGTAATTGTACATGCTTTACAGAAAAGTGCATATAATAATATCAATAAACAAGTTGAGTCTAAAGGCTTTGAAGGCTTCATTAGAAATCTACTCTATTCAATAAAGCAGATCTTAAGAAAACTATTTGGACAAAAGATTAAAGTATCTGATATTAATGCTAATACTACATTAGAGGAGCTTGCTGAAAAGATGGTAAACAGTGATGTCTTTGACTTAGCTGCTATACCTACAGAAAAAGACTATCTTATGTTCTTAAAGGCAGAAAAAGATAGGATTAACAAACTAGATAATACTGCAAAAGAAATTGCTAAGAATATCTCTGCAGATGCAATGATGAAGACAATCAATCTTTTCTATTCTAATGTTAATGCTTCTCTGCAATCTAAAAGAAAACTTAAAAGAAGTTCACCTGAGTATAAGATGCTTGAAAAAGCTATCTTAAAGGAAGGGACAAATGAATTACTTCCTAGTATCAGTACTAGTTTAGTAGGTTATCAGACAGTAACCAAAACAGGTAAAAGAACAAGAGAACAAGTAATAGATGATGCATTAGTATCTGAACAGGAAAGAATAGAATATCTTACCCGGCAATCTATAAATGTTGTACATAGCTTCAATACTATTAACAATATAGTAGATAATATTGTAAAAGATTTATATGAGTTAAAGTCAAATAAAAATCTAGGGTCACGTTCAGTAATGACATTAGTAGGTATATATAACAACCTACTGGCCGGTTGGCAAGATTTGATGTACAACACAGATCAAATTATGGTAAAGGATTTTGCTATGGCAACTAATAATCCTTTCTCACAAATGCTTTCTCAGATTAATACTAATATTTCCCGGGGAAATACTTTACTTAAAGAGATCTATAAAGAGTCTTCTGTAAAATTCTATAAAGAATATACAGGATACATGCATGACTTTGTTAAAAATCAACTTAAGTCAAAACTACTAACATCCCTTAAAAAAATAAAAGATCCGTTGTCAGATGAAGAAATAGAAGAGTTCTATAATAAAATCATTGATGATAATCTTAGACAAGATGATATGAATGCTCTAGTTGCTAGAGGAGCTAATAAACAATTTGTTCAAGAGTTCATTACTGACTATAACAACTTTAAGGTTGATGAAGGTAAAATACGAGATCTCCTTGAAGGTAAGGTAGAAGACGTAAACTGGTTTAACAGATTCTTAGAAGCATACACATCAAGTAATGACCCTATAGTAGGTGGTCTTGCTGTATATCTTCAAGATCTAAGAACTGATGCTATGAATGAAGCATTGCAACAGTCTGAAAGATTTAGAGCAAGACTAGAAAAAGCATTAGAAAAAGTAGGTTTTAACAAGCTAGCAACACGTCAACTTCTTAAGCTTACAACATTTGAAGATACTGTAGGTATATTTAATGATCAAGGAGAGCTTGTAGAAAGACTTGTACATACTCTTCAGAATGAATTTAAAGGATATAGATTTGATCTTAAGAACCTAGATAATAACTATCAAAAGGCTAGAGAAACTGGTGATACAATAAAGATAGCTGAAGCAGCTAAAGAGCTTAGAAAGTTCAACATGGATTACATGTGGAATAAGTATTTACCTGAAGTATATGAAGCTGATGAATTATTTGAATCTGAGATTGGTAAACTAGCCTGGTTAGATAGACAAACTGTACTTGATAAGTTTAGAACAGAAACAAGAAAGTATGCTGATGAATTAGAGAGATTTGAAAAGTATTCTACTTCTCAGGCTCTTTGGAGAGAGTACGAGAAACTCTTTGAACTTACATATGCCGATGGTAGTCCTAAAGTTGATGATCCGGCTAATGGAGTATATGATTTATCTAAAGCATTACTTCTTAGAGAGTACAGAGAAAAGAATAAAAAGTACAGAACATTTATTCCTAAAGAAGGCTCACTTCAGAATGCATATAATCAGTTCATTGATCTCTTGACATCTCAAAATATTGTAAGGGGTGATAAAGAATTTGAGGATAAAATAAAACAGTGGGAGAAACAAAATCTTAGAGTAGCTTATGCTCAGGAATACTATGATTCTAAGCGTGAAGATATAACAAGACTTAGAGAACTACAGGCTAAAGAAAATCTATCTATGGCATCTGACTTTGATATGAGTGGTGCTTATGAAGAAATATTTGACTTGTTGAATGGATTCAGGGATGAGCAAAATCAACCTATTCCTTCTGAATTAGGACCAGATAGATTAAAAAGAATCAAAGAACTTCAGGAACAAATCATTGAGTTCAAAGATAACTACAACAGAAACATTGGTCTTACTGATGAACAGTTAACAGAGTTTGATAACTATCAAGCTAGAATTGATGCCGGCCAAGAGCTTTCTAGTATAGAAAAGAAAAGATACATTTCTCTACTTGAAAAACAAGGTCAAGGTTTATCTCTTACTGAAAGAAAAGAGATGAATGATATCTACAAAAGATTAGGTGAGTTAAGTAGTAAAGTGCCTACTGAATACTATATTGATACTCTAAACTACTACTTAACTAAACTTGGTCAACCTGAAGTTACTCCTGAAAATGTAGATGAGTTTATTAACTCAGCTGAGTTTGCAGAATTAGTTTATAGTGATGATAAATTTGGTAAGTGGTTTGTAAACAATCACGTAGAGGTAGAAAAATTTATAAATGGTAAACCTACATTAGTTAGAGAAAGACTAATGGCTTATAGCATTTCAATTCCTTCTGATCCAGATCAAATTATTAAAACTACAGTAGTTGATAACACAACTGGTAAAGAGGTAACCTTTAATGGTATTCCAAATGCTAGGCATTCTAAGTATGTAGTAAGAAATGAATACCGTACTATTCCTATTGGTGAAGATTGGGAAAATTACATTGGTATTTATAAAGACCCTGCTGGTAACTGGTTACCAAGAAAGTATGAGCCAGGTAAAAAGAATAGTGCTGCTGATGATAAGTACATCAATAAAGAATATGCACAGTTAAAGAATACACCACAGTTTGAATTAATTGAGCTACTAAAAGAGTTCTCACTTGATATTCAAAAAAACTTACCTCTTTCTTCAAGAGTAGGCTATGATATGCCTAGGTTCTTTATTGATAATAGTCTTGAAGTCTTACAAGGAACAAATATGGCTGAGAAAATTTCTCAGATTAAAGGTTCATTTAAAGCATGGATAGATGACAACTTCCGCTCAAGTAATGAAGCTGAATTTGAAAGAAGCCATAACTTTAACCCTAATCAGATATTTGTAAACACAGATTTGTTAGGTGAAGAAATTGCTTATGTTCCAATCCGTGGTACGTATAACATGGAGATTGAAAAGGTTTCACCTGATATTATTAGAAATTTCTTTAGGTATCAAATGTCTGGTATCTTACAAACAAAGCTTATTGAATCTGCAGCTCTCATAGAAGGTATCTTAGAAACATTAGATGACCCTTCTAATGCACCTAAAGATCCAAGAAAGGTAAGCAGACAAAAATTCAAAGTAGAAGGTATTCTTGAGGCTGTATCTAAGTCACGCGGTGAAGTCTACAATAGAAGAGAGCAAGTAAGATCTCTTGTAATGAGAGAACTCTACGGAAGGAATGTAGTAGGTATTGAGGAAAGTAACCCGTGGCTATTTAAGCTTACCAACTTTATGCAAAGAACAGCAGGGATGGCAACACTTGCTGTAAACATACCTTCAGATTTAAAGAACAGATATGGTCAGATAGTACAAAATGTTATAGAGGCAAGTGGTGGTCAGTTTGTAAACTTAAAAACACTTGCACTTGGTAAAGTTTGGGCTACTAAAGCTATCACAGAGTGGTCAGCAAAAGGTATCTATACTACCGGCCAACAGAGTCTTACAGTACAACTTATACAACAGTTTGATCCTTCTTTTAAAACTGAAGATCAGTACGGTATGTCAGTTGGAAGAAGTATGATTAAAGACTTAGTAGATGGCTCCTGGATGTATGACTTTAGAAAGTTTGGTGAATTTGAAGCTGCTCTTCAGTTATTTGGAGGGTTTATGCATCATAAGTACATTGATCAGACGTTAAGTGATGGTACTGTAATTCCAATAAGATATATTGATGCATGGGAACTTGATGAAGATGGTGTAATGACACTTAAAAAAGGTATTGATCCAGAATGGGGTAATCGTCAGGTTTACCATACTTATATCCAAGGTGAAACACTTGAGCAGATTGCAAATAAATATTACATTACAGTTGAAGATCTTAAAGCTAAGAATGAAATTAAAGATGTAAAAGATCTTGAGACAGGTACTGAATTGGTTATTGCCAAGGGTGTTAAGTTTAAGAGATTTAAAAATCAGTTTCAGACTGTCTCTAGACAATTGTATGGTAACTATGACCAGTTTGGGCAACCAGAAGGTAATATGTACTTAGCATATAGAATGTTCTTCTTTATGAGAAAGTGGGCAACTACAGGTTTTGTAAAGAGATTCGGAATGTCTACTAAAAAAGGTAACTGGGGTGGTAAGAGATATGACTGGGGACTTGGGCAACCAACAAGAGGATACTATATTACTTCATTTATTGCAGGCTATAAGCTTATCAAGTCTTGGGGTAACTATTATAATTACATGGATGAACAAGATAAAGCAGATGTTAGAAGAATGGTAAGTGAAGGCTTTACTACACTGTTCCTTGCACTTGCTGCTTTATTAATCTTTGCATATGATGATGATGATGAAGACAGATTTGAAAAAATGAGAGAGGCATCAGGGCCTTTGTTTACTCCTGATTTCAAACTGAGAGGTTATATGACTAATCATATGCTCTTTTTATTACTTGGAGTTCAACAAGAAACTTCAACATATATGCCAATACCAGGATTAGGTCTTGATGAATACTCTAAGTTTATGAGTGTCACAAGTCCAGCATTTAACTCAACTATAAAGATTTACATGAAAATCTTTGAAGACATAGTTAACATGATAATCATGAATGATAGTGCATACTATAAGAGAGATGTTGGACCATACTCATGGCAAGATGAAGGTTCTGCAAAAATTATAACTCATACACTCAATGCATTCGGATTCTCTGGAAAAACTGGTGATCCAGAAACACTCATTGAGAATATGGAGAAATATAGTAGGATTTAAAAAAAAGAAAGGGAGAGTCCTAAGACTCCCCCTTTTCTTTACAAAAACAAATCATTATCTGGATTCTCATCTAAGTCAAAGCTTAGATCAAAATCATCATTCTTATTCTCTACAACTACTGCAACTTTAGTAGATTCATTGAGGTTGATAGTATCAAATGATACTCTCTCCTCTTCCTCAAAGATTTCATATTCTTCAGGAGTAGGTTCTAGAGATGGAACATTCCATACTAGTTCTTCAGCTTCAGCCTCAAACTTCTCAGATATTGCCTCAGTTAACTCTTCTGTAAATGTTACATCTACCACTTGAGCTTCAAATGTATTACCTTGAATATCAGTATATTGAACTGTCTCACTTAAAGTAACACTTGAAGGTTCTTCTTCTACTTCAGCAATCTGATCTAACAGGTTAGTCTGATTAGGAATCACATAGAGTGGATCAATAGCTGGTGCACTAAGCTCTTCATCTTGTGTAAGATCCGGTGCTGTTGCAGTAAGATCAAACTCATTACTAATTACCCAGTGTAGCATTCTTTGGTCTTCCATCCAAGTTCTTGGGTGAGACTGCTGTAATGCTACAGTTACGTGGTTATAGAATGCCCAGAGAGTATCTTTACCACCATTGTAGAAATAACTAGGCTTATCCATTTGTTGACGGATAATACTAGCCTGCTCAGTAGTAAGAATCTCATACTCTGCAAACAGAACACCAAGCAACTCAGCTTGTTTTCTTGTACTCAGAGTAATAGTCTTCATTACTTCTTTATCAGCAACTAACTGATTATAATACATAGTAGCATTAACAATCTGACTTTGCATACTTGCAATCACATCTGCATCTGCTGTACCCGTATGCTTTCTAGCATAGCTACCAAGTTCACCGGCAAGCATTACAGTTTGATTAGAATTTACATAACCACCTGTTGCACACTTAAATCTTATTTGCTTGTTATAACTGTTTGTCCATGCAAACATGACATTCATCTCAGGATCAGTACCATACTGCAACCTGTATATACCTTGAGCAATCTGCCCATCAATTGAAGACCTATACTCTTCATTTAGAATACCAAACCCTTGATTAGCTAGTTCTTGATTAGCATAATCAATAATAGACTTGTGAGAAATTACAGTGTAACTCTGCCCATGTACAGGCAGAGGAACATTCTCCAGATAATTTCTGGTTACATCTTTAATTTTTCTTGGCATAATTAAAATAGTGTTAATTGATTTTTGTTGGGCTCAAGGTTCTTTATCTCCTTGTACACCCTTGTTAGATAATAATCATAGTTAATATCATATTCTTCAAAAGGTTTATCTTCAAAGTCTATGAAAAGTTTCTGTAGCCATTTACCGGCCTCTACTTGTGTTTGCCTATTGTCTAGATAGTTTAACTTAACTATCTTACTACCCTTGTTTGAAACGTAATATCTTATTGTGTTTTGTAAATCTTTAGTAGTATGATTTCTATCTTTGACAAACTCTTCTATAAACTTCCAATCACCCTTTATCTTTTTGCCACCGCAATAATCATATATGTTTCTGTTTGTCTTAATGTAATCCTCCGGCTTAATACCGTGTACAAAATAGTTGAAGATAGCCTTAGCAATTACAGCAAAGCTTTTGTTCTTGTGTAGGGCCAGATTCTCAAACTCAAATCTACCCTTACACTTAGCAGAACCAGACTCAGTAACAGCAATATAGTTATTTACATCACCTAAGATTATTTTACTATATGTGTCATGCTCCAATTGTAAGTTTGTAATCTTCTCCCACTCTGTGCATATCTCATAATACTTATCCTGATATTCTCTTGGGATCATAGTCTCAAGACCATCAGTATTCTGCATTAGAGGGATAGAGCCAGGGATACCTTCTGCAATCATCTCATACAACATAGCCAGAGTTAACTGACCATTAATTGTAATTCTCATTGTAAACTCAGGATCATATAGAAAACTATTCTCATCATTACTCAAACCATAAGTTGAGTTAAGTATGATCTTATAGACATAGTTTCTAATGTCCTTCTTTGGTATCTTCTTTCTCTCCTCAAAGAACCACTCATACTGTTCACAGAATTCTTTCTTTGGAAGATGTGCCGGTGACCAGTTATTTCTAATAGCCAGGTTAGGATAGAAACTAGTAACATCACTAGTCATAATTATCATATCCTGATTAGACTCATAGACTTTACTTGTCCGTGCACCGTGAATACCACCAAGACCAAAATCAGTTTTTACTCCTTTGTATTGTATAGAATATTTGAAGCCACCTTTTGTTTCTTTTGTGTCAATCTCTACTTCTTTAAATTTACTTAGTAGCTTCTGAAATGTTGCTGTCTTAAACTTAATACAGTCTAGGATAATATCTTTTACAATAATCTTGTCCCGTCTTGTTCTCAGACCTTTTAAATCATACTTCTTTGCATTGAGTTTCTTACTCAAGAAATGTAAGAATAACTCCTTTGAAATCTTAGGCTCAGATGCACTGAATAGGTTGATGTTATACTCATCAGTCAGTTGTTTCCTGAGAGCAATTTGATCTTTACTAAGGAAAGCAATCTTCTTAGTGGAGCTCACATCATTCTTACAATACTTGATTATCTCTTCTATCTGATCAAGAGACTTAATCTTAGTACTGTGATGGATAGGCATATCAACTATGTTCTCCCAATCCATTGTGAACTGAATCCACTTTAGTGAACTTCTCTTAGCTGGATTATCCCAATGATTAAGTTTGAATACATCTACCTGGTTAATCTGGAGATCCTTTGGACTAAACTCCAACCATTCACCGGTATCTTGTTTCTGTATAATACTTTGGGCTTTACCATATAACCACTCAGCAATCTCACATCCACCCATCTCACGCAACTGGTCAGAGTTTCTGAGAATATACTCAGTAATCTGACTGTCAAACCCGAGACCATTAAAGGACACATGCCATTCACCAAGGGTGACATTCCTCTCAAGAAACTCAATCAATGCATCAATATCATTCTGAAGATCATGTACTACAAATACTTCAGTGTGTGTACTTTTTATATCCTCAAATACTGCTACGAAACAATTACTGAGAGTCTCGTAATCCATGACATAGTGTGTCTTCATTTGTAATGTGTTTAGATAAGAAAAGGGAGTAGTTACCCACTCCCCCTTCTATCTGTTTTCAACAGGGTTTACTTTACTTCTAAATACTTCTTGTAATCAAACTTGTCTTTGTTAATAGCAAACAAGTCTACCAAAGCATTAATAGCATCTTTGTCTTCAATGTAAAACTCTTGAAAAGTTTCAATAGTCTTACGTTCTTCCTTCACAGTTCTACCATTAGGTCTCTTAGTCTTTAGTGGAGCAGGATCACCATTGTCATCAAGCTTAGGCAGCATGTGCAATGTAGTCTTTACTACTTTACTAATGATTACAAACACCTTGGTAGAAGGATCAAAGATACATTCTACATAAGGACAGTCTTCTGTTACTGGGAGCATTCTGAAAGTTTCTCCGTCATTCCAGGAAGACTTTACAAGAAGCATGTTACCTCCAATTGGATTCATTTTTGTTGGTTTTTAATTGTTTGACAAATTAACCTAGAATTTTTTTGTTTTCCAAATCTAATACTTGTGCGACTAAGTTTTCTTTTTCTAGGTCTGGAGGAGTACATAATTCTCCAACATCTCTTAAAATTTGTTCATCAACAGCTAGTAGTGTTGAATAAAGGCTGAAGTACTTATTTGGAAAGAGGAAACTTTCCAAATAAGGATAGCTTCCGCTATGCTTATCAAAATGGTTTAAGATTCTGCGCCTTAAATCACTGTCCATTTTGCTGTATTTACCATTAATAAAATACTTCCAATCAGATTCTATGTCAGAAAAATCAAATGCTAGTAGCAGTTCATTGTCTTGTAATTCTATATAATCAGATAATCTCTTATGATTAATTAGAAACTTTGCTTCAAACTGCTTGTATTCTGAATCAGATCTTTTTGTGTAAACACATATTAATTTCATATCCTCGGGAGTGATAGCATTATTCCAACTCAGATAACACTGTTTTGGAGCTGCTGCACTACCTCTTTTTAAACCAAGGAGCGGATATAAGAACACCTTGGACTTTTGAAAATAATCTTTATAAAGCGCATCTATTGCCATAAAATTTAGAGTTTTACATTACCTACTGCTAGCTCATAGGGCAAGGTGTAATCTCTACTCTTGTAATGATACTCTAACTGTGTAAGAATATCATAGAAATTATCATACCACTTAGCCAGTGTTTCTTCAGACACTTGGAAAGGATAGACTTGGTTATACTTATCAATAACAATAAACGTAATTACAATCTTCCATTCTTCAGAGTCTGTTTTGTTTTTTATGAATTCATTATAAGCTAAAATTGAATAGATCACTGCTTGAATATCATAACGATAATAATCAACTGAGTTTGGGAAATCCTGAATTGCTTTGTTAGTTGTCTTTAAGTCATTAATAAATAAAGTTTTGATGTTTTCATCTACAACAACATTGTCAAGGATACCCTTGTAACCAAAATCATATTTGTCAGAATCAGACATCAATGGTAACTCCTTGAACACTGTGACATTCTGAGAGTTATCATGATCCAATTGAAGTAAAGCTTTAACCTTGTCATTGTTTCTGAGAACCTCAACTGATGTTTCTGCCTGTTGTTTTACTGCAGGGTCAATTACAGTTTTAGTATCTCTGATCTTTAAGAAATCAAAATATTCTTTGTTGTTGTCAGTGAGAATCTTCTCTACTCTTTGAGCATCAGTCTTGAGTGATTGATAAAGATTATTTGTGAGTAGCTGATTGAGTATCTCTTGCGGGAAGTCTTCCAAAGATAATGAATTATTATTCATTGGAACATAATGATTATTAAAAATATGATCAATAATCACCTTGTTACTTTCTGTTGGAATCTTACCCGGTAACATTACAAAGTAATCATCAAACTTATTTGGTTCAAACAGAAGACAGTGCAGTGCCCTACCCGCAATCAGGTGGGCATCTGTCTTATCTTCTTTCTGTTTCAGTATATAGTGACTATAAAAAGCTTGTGGTGAATACATAAGCTTGTTTATGCTACTATAACTGAAATAAAATTTCTCAGAATAGAATCTTTCTAATTCCTCATTCAATATGCTCAGGCTCATTTTTTGCCTCCTTTTGTTTTAAATATTCCATTACTGACTCATCAAAGGTGATCTTAGCAACCTTAAGGAATTTTGTGTTTCCTCCATACTCAATGTCTGATTTGTACTGTTCAAGAATTCTGCGACCTGCTTCTTTAGTAAAAACATCCTTATCTAACTGAATTTGAATTACATCATCTATCCTCATACTACAATATGTAGTACTAGTGAATCCCATATAAGAACACAAAGACTTAAAGTTTACATGATTTCTTGTTTTCTGATCTGATATTCTATTAGAATATTTCTCAAATAGAAAAGATAGATACAGTAAACTCTCATTATAGTTACAGTTAGCCATGATCTCCATTGCAAGAGTCCAGTTATCTTTATCTGAACTTGTAAACATTTCAGTAAGAGTCTGGTACATTGCTTCATCAATAGTAGTAGAGTCTTCTCCGTTTACAATACTGATTAAAGATGCCTCATCATAAATATCATTTTTTGCAATATGCTCATACAAGTCTTCATAGTCTTTATTTATATAAGTAAAGCCTACAGAATATCTAGAATAATTTTCAGTATCATAATGATAATGCTTTAGTATGTTATGAAGATCAGAACCACCAATAACTATATCTTCTTTATAGTTATTTAGAATTTCCATAATCTCCTTGTATCTAGACTCTCCTATATCTACACTTCTTTGTTCAATCAGATCTTTTACTATTTCAGTTTTAGCATAATGATACCATCTTCTATCAGACAGTGCATTTATAGTTTTGATGCCTGTAATAATCTTAGTTGCATCAGATATGTCACGTACTGTTTTAGATTTAGTACTAGCATAGAGATCTTTTAGTTTTATTCTTGGAATAGTTACTCCAGGCAGAAAATAAAACTTCTCATTCTGTCCAATACTAATATCTTTGTGTACAGTAATAAATTCAGACAAATCTTTTTCATTGTGATCATCCATATATCCTAATACAAAGGATAAGTCTTTAATTTCCAGCGGACTGTAATTATTAAAATTTATATGAAGATATCTTTTCATAATAAAGGAAATTAAGGGCAGCTATATCACTGCCCTATTATTGTTTAAATATAGGTAGGTGTTCCGTTAAGGGGGGAACTGATGTAATCCTGATTTACCTGACTGCCATCTTGACTACCGCGTTGTCCATCATGAGCTTACTAAACTTAACTTTGTTACCATTGACTATCTCTTTGACCATATAATATCTAAGGTCATCAGTAAATGAGTCACAGTCTGTAGTCAGTTTTACCAATCTCTTAATCATTGCATCTGGCACACTATTGTTTTCTGCATGATGTAGACAATAGTTGATAACACGAGTAGTAATCACACTAGACAAATCTGCCCGGAAGTCATCTCCCTTACCAACTGCACTTGTCAAAGCACCAATTACATACTGCTCATTAGGATTATTTATGATCTCCTGTGGTGGTATAATCTTATCCAACTTGTTATTAATAAACATAGTGAATAGACTAGCTACCTCATCACCAACAGAACCCTCACCAATCATTTGAATCAACGGCAAGCTTTCTTCAAACTTTTGAATAGAACTAATTGAGTTAAAGAAAGTAGTAATTGATCTTGGGTTAACAGACTTACCAATAACCTCTGGATTCATCAACATAAAGTTGATACATCTACCATCTATGCCTGCAGATTCTGCCCACTTAGCCCATACGTTTACATCAAAGTCTACCTCAACAGAAATAAATCTGGTCTTCTGAGCTACGTCAAGACTAGTAACATTATAGTCACCATTGTCTGGATTGGTAGTCAGAACAATATGCCAGTTCTTTGGTAACTTCCAAGAGATATACTCTTGTCTGTCAATTAATTCCATAGTAGCTTGCATAAATCTATGATCTGCACGAGTATAGTCATCAAGAATCAAGAAACCACCTTCACCCTGTCCCTGAATCCACTCAGGAGAAGCATGAGACATTCTGCTTTGACTTGTAGGTCTAAATCCACCTTTGATATAAGTATCAAGCAAACTCTCTTGTATCCATTTCTTAGCTCCATCTTTGTTCTCAACCTCAAACTCTTTGAACGGAAAACCAACCAAATCACCTAACTCCTCAATCTGACTTAGATTAAGTTTAATTACAGCCATGTCAAGCTCTTTTGCAAGTTGCAGGATAGAAGAAGTCTTACCAAGACCTGCCTCACCCTCAATATTAACAGCTACAGGAACTTTACCCTGAGCTTGAATAAACTGGTTGTTAACAACCATGTGATTTATAAAATTTTTCAGTTCATCAATGTTTAATTTTACTTGAGCCATTTTGTTTGTTTTTAAAGTTCTAACTTAATTACTTTGCCAGGAAGGCTATTATTCATACTTGATCTTTCAGACAGAACCCATAACACTGGATTCTTTGGTTTTACACTAGCACCACATTCACCATCAGTAAAATAAATAAGGCTTGTATACTTTCTAAGATTTGCATTATAATACTCTAATACTGGGTCAAACTCAGTACCACCACGACCATGTACTTTTATCTCATCTTTACCATTGTATGGTTCTATAGATCTAATAACAGTATCACATTGGATAATAGTAATATCAACTCCGGTCTTATGGATGTGTTGCATCTCATTCATAAACTCTTGAAGTTCATCATTACTCACTGACCCAGAAGTATCTATACCAAGAAGCATATGCTGTTTCATCTTAATCTTAAGACCTGGATTATCAGAATATCTCCTGTTCTCCTTTCTGCGTATCTTCTTAGTAAACACCTTTGTGCTATTTCCAGTAAACCTTCTAATATATCCACGCCAGTCAAACTTAGGTGGAATTATTTGATTTGCTTTAATTAGAAAGTCTTCAATATGACCAGGTACATTACCCCTTTTCTTAGCAGTTTGTTCTGCAACTTCATTAAGTAGAGTAGCTAACTGCTTTTCAATAAGCTTTTGCTCTGCTTCTGGTAAGTTTTCAAACTCCTCCCAAGTACCATGATTAGGCATGTTTACTTCCTTATCACCCATAGGCCCTCCAGATATTACAACAGTAATTGCACCAGCTTCCATAGCATCACATAACTTATCAAAGTTAGAGTCACCTGAGCTACCGTTCTGTTGCTTTTGCTGTTGAGCTTTCTTCAGCTCATCATAATAATACCTAGTACCTGCTTTTCTCTGTAAATTCAAATCAGGATAATCATCTATATTAATACCACCTTCAGGAAGAAACTCGTCATCAATATATTGATTGATCTCCATATCCATTGCAATGTTTGCCATTCTCTTATCCTGAAACTCAAAGAATTTACTCAAATGAAAATATGCAATATGCAATAACTCATGTTTCAGAAGACCCAGTCTGTGATTATCAGAAAGATCTGTCCAAAAGTCTTCATTAATAGTAAGCTGATAGTTGATACCATTCTTACTAACACCGGCTGTGGGAACTCTTTTATCCCACACCTTATTTAGCATAATAAGAAAGAACCCATAGAATGGCTCTTTCCACATCAAGTCTTTACTTGCCTTTGCAAGTGTTGCTGCTTTACTCATTGTTCTTTGAGTTTAATATCAATAACCATTTTGTCTGTAGGGTAACCCATACTCTCAAGCATTCTTGTAAGTTCTCCAACATGTCTGTTTAGAGTTAGCTCAATTGCATCCTTACTAGTTTTCAAATCTATCATAATTTGAATTGCTCTTGCATAAGTTAAGGGTCTCTCAATATTTATATGCTTCTTAAGTACAGCAGTTGCCTTGGGAGCATTTGTCTTCCACTGGTCAATAGTATACTTAGAAAACTTATAGAAGTAAATCAGATATCCAACATTGTCACTACTAAATTTAAAAGCCTCAATTGCAGCAAAACCTATTGTTGCATTCTCCTGATCTGTAGACAGCAACATAGTCATTACATTCTCAGCTTCTTCTTTGCTTATTTTCATCAGTCTTCAATTTTAATTGTTCTAATCATCCACTCCTTTGGACTGTTAATGTTATCAATCCATTCTTTTGCACTAGGAATATATCCAAAGCAATCCTCCTTTACATGTTGTTCACCTATGTATCTGGTATATACTGTTTTACCTATAGAGTTAATAAAGCTAACTCCAAAAAGTCTTTCCAATTCAAATATACCTTCACTGTGATGCCTAAACATTCTATGCATGCTATTTCCTAACCAAGCTTTAGTAGCATCAAACCATTCATGATACTTTAAATACTCTTCAGGTTCTCCACCCCATTTCCGGGCACTAGATTTAGCATGTTCATACGGATGTGCCATTATAAAGAACTTATTTTTTCAAGTGCGTCTTCTTTTGCCTGTTGATAACCTTCAGCATGTGCATCCTCTATTAAGTCTTCAGCATATTCAATTATCTCTTGCTTTAATTCATCTGTCAGAGTTTGAGTATCCAAATTCTCTAACCAAAATCTAAAATCATCCATTAGTTTTTTCTGTTAGTTTACCTTCATGAATATGATCAATAACATTATTTACTCGTATACTATTGTTTATTCTATAGTCACCAGAGGGAATATGTATTACTACATAACCAAAACCACCTTCTTCATTCCACCAGTCTTCTATATTATCTAACAAAGTTCTATATGCATAATTCTCTAACTGTGCATATAAAGATGAATCAAGTTTTTGTAAATCATTATTGTAATCAATACCATGATCGTACATCTCTTCTAATGTATCAAGATCATCAATCATTTTTTCTGTATATGTAATTTGTTCTATTTGCCCAGAGTCTCCTCCGCCATCATATGATATAAATATTCCACCAATACCCTTATTGGCCAACTCAACTAAGAGGCCTGTTACTTCTATTTCTGTCATAATTACTTTGTTTTGTAAAACCTACCTAAGATGTTACTATTCAAGTATTCATCCTTCTCAAGAACCTCATACATAAATTGATACTTAGTCTCTTGATATGTTAGCTCAGTTTTTGAGTTACATATACGGAGAATCTCTCTTTTAACTACTCCTCCAGACTTTGCAAATTCTTTAAGAGTCTTGTTACTGCTATAGTAATTTATAAAGTCAGGCTTTAATTCATGCCTATACTTCTTGAGTCTCTTATCAGTAACCATAGCCAGAGCTTTTTTACCCAACGGCTTCTTGATATTAGCAAAGAAGTTTTTCTTTCCTATGTAAGCAACAGATTTCTTATCTATTATGGCTGTCATAATATAAATAAACCCTACTGCTCCTTCAGGAATATCCTGTATTGTAAACTCTTTACCTTCAAATATCCAACTCATTTCTTAAGTGCATTAGTTAATAATCCATGTAGTTTTTCTTTTACCTTTTGTATACCAAAATCTTTTACAGAGTCAGATAAGTCCTTGGACATATCCAGCACTATATAGCTAAGTCCATATCTCTCCTGATACTTTTGAGCAGCAGCAATACCGGCTTCATCATTATCAAACAGGACACATACTCCACCATACTTCTTCTTAAAAGACTTAATATACTGTTCTGGAATCATAGTATTCTCACTGTCTGGTGCAACAGACTCTGCATTTTTGTATCCAAGTTTAGCAAAGGCCATTAAATCTTTTAGTGAGGATGTAATAATCAAGAACTCTTTCTCATACGTCAACTGATCCAGACCCTGGATATAGTTTTGTACTTTGATAAATTTCTTGTTTGGATTGTTAGGAAGATAGATCTTGTATAGAGTACCATCATTTCTAAAGTAACCATAGATATGATTACCTCTAAATGTTATCTCAGATACTTTACCATCTTCTTCTTTCTGCATTGTAAAATATGAAAGCCCGGAGACATTATATTTCTCAAGTAAATCAGAATTAAGTTTAAACTTCATCCAAAACTTACCGTCAACATTTGTCCAGTGTCTCATTTCATAATCACTTACCCTATACTTTGATTGAATCTTGTATTCATTCACAGAACAATAGTTATTGTCCTTCAGAAACCTTTCATAATCAGAACATATCTTGTTGATTGCCGTAGCATAAGTTATATTAAAGAGTTCACTGACTAGTGTTACCTTGTTACCTTGTTTGCCTGATGAGAAGTCTTTGAACTTATACTCATTATTTTCGGCTTTAAAGTAAACAAACATTGATGGTGTTTTCTCTGTCTTAAATACAGAGTGAATCTTTACATCTTGACCTGTCAGTTTCTCACTTAATGAAAGATAATATTCAAATACCCATTCTGCTGGGACATCATTAATACTCCCAATAATATTTTTTGTAGAAATCATAACAGCAAGTTTAATAATAAAGGGGGAGCTATTTCTAACTCCCCCTCAACTATTAGTCAAGAGAGAAGTCAGAGGCAACTCTAGGTGGTACATCCATATCATCACCAAATGATTCTACAGGACGTACTTCCATTTTCTTAAGGTGTTCAGTCTCATCATATTGAAGAACTTTACCACCTTTAGGAGCAAAGGCATATCCATCTTTGGACCCTTTTGGTAACCACATATCGTAATTTGTGTAGCCACCTTTGCCTTCATACTCTTTACCTGCTACACACATCTCCAGATACTTATCCTTAAATGGTGCAGTACTATTAAACGCTGCAACAAACTCTTCAATAGAGTCATGCTTGTTATCTTGGCTCAAGAACCAGTCATTAATATCCAAAGACTTACACAAGTTCTGTAAGAAGATTAGGATAGACCTATCTCTTTGAATCTTAATACCGGATTTAGTTTCACCGTCAGCATATGCATACTGAGATGCTTTCACCCTACCTATTTGACCTGCATAGTGACCCTTGCTTTCATCATCTTTGTCAATCATGAAACCTTCAAAACCATCAATAGGTTCAGTTTCTACATTAATCATCACATGATATGCATTTGCAATGAATTTGAATTCCTCAAGTGCTACACTATTAATCTTTAGTGTATGATTTCCTGGTGCAATTGTCTTAGGTAGTCCACCGCCACCTTCCTTTACTAGGTCTGTTGTGCTTAAAGCCATCTTGTTTGTTTTTAATTATTAATCTACGAATACTTTGTCCCAGTAAGTCTTATACTCACCGGTCTCATCAATTTCAGAAACCACAATTTCTTGATTTCTCAAATGCTCTGGTCTTGCACCACAAGAGATATCATCATTAGTCTTGAAACTAAGGATATTCTTATCTCCCTTTCTATACAAGTAACCAATAGCATCAGAGTTAGAAGTTGTTATTCTCTTTAACTTACCTGTCAGATCTAGGTCAAGTGCATTAAATGTACCACCTGCCTTTTCTAACTGAGTGTCTTTTACGTGACCAACAAAGATCACATAAGGAGCCCAAGTTAGAATGTAATCAATCACCTTAGTGAAGGCTTGTCTTGTCCAATAATAACCAGCACCTTCAGGTAGGCCAAGAATAGTTCCATACTTTTCTTTACCACCACCTGGATTAAACCAGTTCTTACCCATTGGACTCTTAGAATAAAGCACTTCAGCATAAGGTACTACCATCTCTTCCAATGCAGTGATTGTATCTACTGCAATGTACTTGTATGGATTGCCTGCTTCTTTGATAGCTTTTCCAATTTCTCTGATTTCTTCAAAGCTACTGGCCTCTACCTTCATAGAGTTAAGATACTTAGTACCTCCTTCTAAGTCTAAGATTAGACAGTTGTCAAGAGTGCTCAACAAACTTGTCTTACCTATTTTAGGCTTAGAAAAGATAATTAGATTCTTAGGGCTCTTATGAGTAGGAGCTTGCTTTGTTGTTGGCAATACTATTCCCATAACTTAAGATTTGATAATTTCATTTAACCATGCTTTCTGACTCACTGGTTTCTTTAACAAGATTGCAGCAAGATCTCTAATAGTCAATTGACTGATAGGAGAATCAGAATCTGGATCCATTATCTCTTCAAAGTCAGGAAACACACCTGTCTCTGTAGCATCCTGTGGTTCAAACTCAATCTTAACAAGTTCTGATACAGGAATCAAATACCTAAATTGACCTGTTGCGGTCACTTCAGTTTTGTCATACTCTTCTTCATAGTGAGGATTATGCCTCCACTTGTAAAGAGTTCTGTTTGGGTCTTCAGGTTCAAGTTCAATACTTGTAAACTCCGTGTAAATGTCCTTACCTTTCTTGATCTCACTTGGAAAGAAACCAATATGTTGTTCACTCTTTCCTTTAGGAACATAAGCACACTTGGGAATAAACAAAGGACTGTCTTCCTGAATGAGATTAAACTTCCACTCATGGTGTTTAATCAGCTCTTCAGTTTTCTCATACCTGTTGATTGTACTTTTAGTTGATAAACTCATAATTTACATTATTTAGTTGTTAGTCTTTTCTCCTGTTGAGGAGGTGTAATCATCTCTACAATTTTCATTTTCTCAAATTCAGCTTTAAAGAAACTTAGTCTTGTATCACCATTTCTACATTTTAGAAAGTGTAATACTAAAACCCGGTCATCCTCAATCACATACCTATCAGGGCCATAAAACCTAATCTTCTGTTTAGCAGGTCTATTGATACCTATAACAGTATCAGCATGCTGTAACAGAGCATCTGCCCCAAATAAATCAGATTCAAGTATGTAATTACCATATTTACCCTCTTCATTTCTCTCAGGGTTATCTATATTTCTATTGAGCTGACTCAGCACAACAAAAGCTATAGGATAAACTCTTTTGAGGTGTGTAAGCATCTCACCAAGATTGTTAAGCATATCATGCTTATCTTTCTCATAAGGTGCTTTCTTAAACAATAAAGAGTGATCTATAGTAATCAACACTTTTGGAAAAATCATATTGCCTGTAGAATCATACGTTGCGTGTTCCATCATATACTCCCCTATAATCTCCTTGAATTCAGCTATTGTACAAGGTGTCTCTACTATATCTATGGGATATTTAACTTTGGACTTTGCATAATCATAACATCTTTGTAAATCAGTATCACTTAGCTTACCATCAGCACTACATAAGTACTTATATGACCTACCTATGACACTGGAGTATTCCCTGATTGCAGAACTTCTTGCAAGCATCTCAAACTGAAACTGCAAGACTCTGAAATTTTCCCCTGGATTCAGAACAAATGATTCCCTTACAATTTGCTCAGCAATCAATGTCTTACCACTTGCAGGTCTTCCTCCAATAACAGTAATAGTATTCCATTCAATACCATCTGTCATAGCATCATTAAACTTTGGCCAAGGTGTCTTGAGGCTTCTGATATTACCCTGCATTCTACCTTGCAGATATCTAAGTGACTCTTGAAAACCCTCCCTCTGACTACTCCATCTTTTCTTTGGAGTCTTGTTTACATTACTCATCTATTACTTGTGTTTGTTCTTCTCTCTTTGCGTAGTTATAGAGAAGATGTAACACTGTAATTACTAATTCTATTCCCAGATATTGCCAGATAGACAGGGGTACAATAACAAGGTTAATAACTGTATAACCAATGATTGTTCCTATTACAGCAATACTGAGAAGTCTAAAACTTCTCATACTACTCTCTCACTAAAATGTGTTTCTGTGTAATCCCCGCCACCATTCTGATATACTTCACAATAGTTTGCTAGTTCAGATTCAAATGATTTTTCTGCGGAGTTTTGTTTTCTGATAAAGTACTGTGATGTCCTCATGTACTTATATCCCTGCCTTTCATATTCATCTACATACATTTTTGTTGCATTAATCACCGTCTCCCAATCATAATTGTGATTCTCAAAGAACCACCTAAAATTATTCTCTAAATTCTTCTTGTCAGTCCTAGCATATTTGCCAGATGGAAGTTTAAATTTAGGAAAAATTTCTAAATATTCATCAATTCTTTTGTCAAAATCTTCACCCATAATAGCAGAAGATGTTTTCTTCTTACTGTTTTTGAAGAATGACTCTAACTCCTGTACTAAGACAAATGCTCTACCAGATAATTTACCATCTTCTAATAACCATCCATCATTAGTTAACCGCATATATTCTACGGTCAGGTTAAGATTAAACAAAGGACACATGTTATGCTTCTTACACCACAACAAATAAAGTTGATTAGGAGTAAGATCATTCTTAAGCAGTTTGTTAAAGATATCTACCATTCTATGTCAAATTTATAGTTTCTCTTTACTATCTCAGATGTCTGTTGAAAAACATTTTTACAATCCCATTCTTTTAAGTTGTTGTAACTTGCTGAAGCAGGGTGTGTTACATTGAACTTATAGTTGTTATCATTAACACAGTCTGACCACTCTTCTGCTTTTTTACCCATATAGATATACACAAGGCCTGGGTTATTCCAAGATAACCAATCAAACACATAGGCTAAGAAAGGTCTCCATATAAGATAATGTTGACCTACCTTACCTACATTAGTTGTCAAAGCAGTATTAAGTAACAACACACCTTGGTTAGCCCATCTTGTTAGATTTTTATCTCTGCATGCAGTTACACCGTTGTAAACAGTTCTGTTTATTGCATCAAACATATACTCTAAACTTGGTTGCATATCATCAGTGTCTTTAAGACTAAATGCTATCCCATCAGCATGACCTAACCCTGGGTATGGATCCTGACCTACTACAACTACTTTTAACTGATCATAGGGACACTCTTCAAATGCTCTAAACCAGTTCTTCATAGTAGGAGTAAATCTTTTACCATCTTGGGTTTGCTTTACTAACTGACTAACAATAGTCTCAAATTCTTTACTGTAGATAAATGTTCTTAGTACTCTTCCCCATCCTGATGGTTCTAGCTTAGCATGTATTTTGTCTTTTATTTCTTCAATATCAAGTTTGTAACTCATAATTTTTATATTTGTGTTATGGCAATTAAAGTAAAAGAACTTAAGAATGATGCACTTGTTGAAGTTAAAGTCAACAAGAGCTTTTATTTAATGGTAAAAGCTTTGTCTTACCATCTCTTTCAAACAATCAAAGATGATTCTGAAAGAGAAGAATCTCTAAAGAAAATTATGACTGGTAAGTATGAGGATATGAATGACTTTGAAAGATCATTCTATACTACAACACTTTTACTAGCAGAAATAGAGAGACAAGCTCAGCAAAATAATCTTTATGATGAAAAAGAAATTCTTGAACCTGGTGATGAAGGTTATGTAGCACCTACCCAAGAATAATATTGTACTTACTAGCTAACTCATTTAATGCTTCTATAGCAAGAGTAAGCTCCATAGTACTACAATCACCAAAGGATTTGCACATAGCTTTCTTTGTGCCATCATCATATATCTCATAACAAAGCCCGGCTTTCTCTTTGATAATAAGTTTCATATCATCAAAGCTAAAACCTAATTCACCTGCAAGCTCTCTGATACTTGCATGTATTTTAGCAATCTGGGCAGCACTACCCTTCTTACCTTTTTTACAAATAAATATTTCTACTTCTTCTCCTTCCTGTATCTTTTCTAAGAAGAGATTATACAAGAGCATATCTTTCTTATTAGAATAACCCAGCTTGGAGTTTTTCTTCACTAAAGTTCCTGAAAACATAAGGATTACATTTTATTCTTAGCCCACTTCTTATAGAGTAGAATTAGAGTTTGTATATCTTCTATATCTCTAATACATATCTCCAAGTCATAGCAGTAAACTACCCAATTCTTTTCACCGGCTTCATCACTAGCATTAGATGTCAAATCAAGAGCAGGTTCAAGATTAAGTGTATAGTAATAGTAATCACTTTGATCACCACTCTCTTCTACAAGAACATCAACTCTCTCAAATCCTTCTTCTATAAGTTCTTCTTCTCTCATGATTTATCTTTTATTAATTGGGTAATTCTTTACTACTTTATCAGAATAATTCATTACCAAATCTACAAACTCTTTTGATACATCTGTCTTATTCCATTTACCGTGAAGTTTAATTCTTTCTTCACGTTGTTTGTCAATGACAAGAAGAGCCATGTAGTAGTTATCCTCATCCTGAGACTCAAGCATAGATTCAATATTCTTCCCTTCATCTTCCTTGAGTATATTTAAAGATACTAATAAATTGATCTCAAAGATTAGAATGAAGGGTTTAAATTGATCTTGCTTTGTACCTTTTCTATACATCCACCATAAGTAATTTAGATTCTTACCAACAGGGGTTGTATCAACTAAGGTCATTTCAAAGTGTTCTTCTATAATTTTCTTTACCAAACTCTTTCTTTTACTTAGAGTTGCTTTGGATATTTTTTTATCAATATCCCAATCACCACCTATACTAATTGCCATATCAGAAAATATATCTTATTGTGTTCCAAGGTATAATCTGGTCATGTAGCTCAGTAAACTGTTTAATATACTCAGCTTTTAGATCATGTTTATACCTGATATTCTTACCACCATACTCAGATATTTTACTCTCTTGTATTTCTGGTTTCCATAATAGCTCCTCACCTGGTAGATTATGCTCTAGATTGTACAAATGTTTCTGTTCATTGTGTGTTAAGAAGATTACTTCAGCTTTGACATCATTAGTATCCCAGGCAAAAACATTTGCTCTTGCACTAACTGCATCAAACAAATCCCTGTAACTTTCTAACCAAAAAGCTTTTACAATGACAGGACTAAAATTAAGATGAACTTCATAGCCAGCATCAATAAACATATCAAGGGCTTCAATTCTTTCAAACGTAGAAGAAGTATTTGGTTCAAGTATTCTTCTATAATGTTCAGGCATAAGACTAAATCTAATTCTGATTTTACCTTCAGGATTAAACTTAAGTAAATCCTTATTTACATACTTAGTAGCAAATGAACCCATAGCAAGTGGATGATCTCTAAAGAATGCAAAGATCTTTTCCCATTCATGATATTTAGCATGCAGAGCAAAGTCTTCATTACAAGAAATATCATAAGTTACATACTCTCCCGTCTGATTTGGTTTCTCTACATCTGCAAAGTATGCATGTGAATTAATCTCCGTCAGGATATCCATAGTATTAGTTGCTATGCTTAATCCTTCCGGTTTGTGTCTCTTCATGTAACAATAAGTACAGTTATAAAGACACCCGTGGCCAAAGCTTGGACTAATAAAGTCCGTACTACGGCCACTGGGTCTTATAACCATTGACTTTCTCTTAACCTTTGAAACTACTGCCATCTCCCTTCTGAGGTGATATAACTAATCCATCTTGTATAACCTTATCCAAGATCTGTGTGTGTTGCGTAATAATAGTAGCATCTACACCACCGGCAGCAACCTGCTTTACAATAGCTGTCTCAATATCATTTTCTGGAATAAGCACAATCTTAACTGTACCATTCATTAAAATCTCTACTCTCATAGTCTTTCAAGTATTGCTGTTAAGTTCTTATCTGACAAATAAAAGTATGATCCACTGGTGTAAATCATTACAGTTCCTAATGTCTTTCTTAGACTAATATCTTTATTGTCTAATTCAACATTATACTCTTTATCTTCTGCTATTACTTGTTTGCAAAGTTCAAAGAACTGCCTAGTAGTTGTTGAATCACCGATGCTGATGTAATCAATATCAGTAATTGCTGTATACTGAGCATTCTTGTAATAAATTGTGTAGCTTTCTACATCTTCAAGTTTAAACCTTACAAGTTTAGGTACTGGGTTTAACTTACTAAGTTGCCAAATAACAGTGTCTTTAGCTGCTTCTTTTACAACCAACTGTGCAGTTACATTAAATGTAACCAATGTCAATAAAACAAATACTAACTTTTTCATAACTAATCAATTAAACATTAAAAAACCAATTGCAATTCCCGCGAATATGCCTACTACAGTACCAATTGTGTACCATTTCTCATTAAAATCATTCATCTTTATACATTTTATTATCCCAAAACGCATCACACTTACCTTCCTCATCAGGTTTAAAGTAACTATAGGATTGTAATCCTGGAGAAGGTGTAGCTGTGTATCTATAACACTTTTCTTTTAGAGGACATTCCTCATTTTCACATTTACTTATATCTGGCATCTTATTCTGATTTAAAAGTAATTACGTATAATCAAATCTATTGCTGCTAACACAAGAGGAAATGTAAACACAGGCAATGCTATCCTTATCCACAATGGTATATCCTTTTGAGTTATACCAATTACTACTGCGGCCATAAATGCAATAAATATGCATGTGGCATTAATGATTACTATTGACATCTTATTCTGATTTAAAAAAATGAATCACTCACCTGATTAGGATCCTTGTGTAAACACTGTGTGGCATCATCAGTATAGCCTAACACCCGATTGCTGTTCTTGTGAATCATCTTATTCTGATTTAAAGTAATTATATCTTTCCTCAACCCATTCTCTATTCTGAGCCATAGGTTCTAATTCATCAATAATAAAGTCACCAAAATCTAACATCTGCTCTTTCTGTATCAAAGTCTTTTAGTTTTTCAAGGTCTTTTTTCCATTGAATTAAATTTTGTTTAAACCCAATCCACATGACAAATCCACCTATTGCAAATCCTAATATAAATCCCATACTACTTCTTTTTAAATTGTTGTATCCAAAGATTAAACTCACCTTCTGTAGGATTATCTAACTGACCTTTACAGTAAGCATTGTATGCAATAGTTCTTATCTCATCATAAGTGTACATCCTTTCAGCTTGCCGTTTAGCACCTAATTTAAAAGAAGTGAAATCAAATTCAGTATAATCAATTGAGTCATATACTCTTTCATATCCTTCTTCAAGTGTTTCTTCAACAATAGGGTCAATACCAGCTATGTATTTAGACCTATCAAACTCTTGTTTATGTTCTTCTTGTTTCATATCAAATCTTTTTAGTTAATATAAGGCATCCTTCTGAGTCAAGTTTTGGCACTGATTTATAAGTTGTAATCTTATCTCCACTACCCTTAACTCCCTTTACTGCACCAATCACTTTTGTTTTATCAACAACTTTTTTCATCCAAAAGAAAGCTCATATATTGACATTATGTTCATAATATAAGCCATATCTCCTTTACTAAACACCTTGTCTTTATTCAACTCCATTGCTTTGTTGAATCCTAATATGAAAGTATTTCTCATTTGATGTTGAGGGTGAAGCATATTGGAAGATTCTTTTTCAAAAATTGAATCTGCCAACTTCTCAACATCAACTACTCCAAATATCTCATCACAGTTTTGTTTGGATAGTTTCTGTTTGTAATCTTCAGTAGATGCAAAGGTTACTCTCTTACCATCTTCATCAATTTTATACAAGTCATAGTAGTCTTTTTCTTTAATCAGTTTTGCTTTCATCTTACTCTAATTTAAAGGTTTCTATAAATTGAATCTAATACTGCAAGAACCAAAGGAAATGTAAGCAATGGCAGAATAATTCTTATCCATATTGGTATATACTTTTCAGTAAATGCAATTACTATACATGAAATAAATAGTATTACTACTGATAATACTGCAATTATGTGAAATACAATCATTTTCTTTGATTTTAAAAGTTTGTGCCTCCAGTGGGAATTGAACCCACCTATCAGATTACTCTAGGTTACAGCATCTTTTTTCAAATCTCTACCGTCATAGAGTATGCTTGTTACATATTTCTATCTGAACCACTCACTGCTTCAGTTGCGACCCTAACAGCTATGGAGGCTTAAGTTTTTATTTTCTTGAATCTAAGTAATCTATAATAAACCCTACAGCAACAATTAGATTCATTCCAATTGAAGCTAAGATTTCATAAATATCTTCATAGATATTAGTGGATAAATGAATATGACCCACCATCCAAAATGGTATGGACAAGTTTTGACTTATCCACACCACTAAGTATTTGAAAAAGTTAATCACCTCTTTCATTATTCACTCTCTGTATACAAATTGCTTTAGTTCTCACCATTGCTTTGCTTACAATCTCCATTCTGATCAGGTTCTCCAACACTGTTCTCCTTCTGGGACTGCAGATTTTTTTGATGTTCTTGCCATTCAGCATTTTCTATTTCCTTTTTGCGTAAGTATTCAGTTAAACTAAAGTTTTCTGGAAGTAGCCCATTCTCTTGAACTACTTCCATGTAAATATCTTTCATTCTTCCCATGTCCAAAGTTTTGTTGATGTGTCCTTCTTTGCAATAAGCTTTTCTTCTCCAGTCAAATCTTCAAGTTTATACACCGGCATAGATAATTTTTCATCACTATAATAAGCTTCATTCTTATGACCTATTACAGCAGGAGGTGAATAGTCAGGTAAACAATACTTATCATGCAGTATCTCTGCCCAATTATGCGGTATATTAAACTCTCTGACAATTGTTGCTGGCTTATACCCAATCCTAACACAACACTTTATTCTTTCTAGTTTAGATTCTGGTATAGAGTTTAATACTCTTGTAATATAACCCTTACCATACTTAGTTTTTACTTTTGGCATCTTCAATGTCCATATATCCAATTACAATACCCAACGGAAATATTGCAATACCTACTCCGCGTATTACTTCTGTTTTCAGGGGTACATCAAAATCACATTGACTAAACTTATACAGGTTGGCAAACCATCCGTAGATACAAAGTACCCAGATAGCAAATCCAATCCATGCTGGCATTGATGTTTTCATACATTAAATTTTAAAGGTTTAAACTTGTTCCATTTCAAACACTTCTTCCTTAGATAAAGCTTCAGCTAATTCAGTTGGTTTAAATCTATTAGCATCAAAGTACTCATATGGAAAGCAAGACTGGTCTAATTCTATTTCTTTTAGTTTTAGACCAATCTTGTTCTTCTGAATACTTAAATGGGACGCACCTATTACTGTATAGATTTGACCTTTTCTTATCCACTTCTCTTGAGGAATCTGTTTTGGTTTTCTTGAGTCATCAATACATATCACCTGCATACTCTTCAATTTCTACTTTAAGTTCTAATTGACTAAGATTAGCATGCATTTCAAGTATGTCTACTATATTGCCTGACTTGATATTACATTTACCTACATTGTGTGCTATCAATGCACACTGTTCAGCCTGGTCTCTTTCATGGTTACAATACCTTATAAGCAAGGCCATGACATAGAGAAAATCATTTTCTGAGTCATTGTATAAAACCAGCTGATGTGTCTTTTCCAAAACCATATTGTTTCAGTTAAATTAATAAAAAATCATGTACCTCAAAGTTTGATGTTAAAATCTTTCCAGGTGACTTTGTTTTGATCATACCCTTCAAGAGCTTCCTTAACCCATGCTTCATCTACAGTATCCATGTAACATAGTATATGAACTACTGCTGTGTCATTAGGATTAAGTCTCAACAATCTACCAATTCTCTGGGCAGACTTTCTCTCATTACCATAGGCATGCATGATAATACCTTGCTTTAGTTCTGGGATGTTAACACCCTCATTCAACTGCATTACTGCAGCCAACTTAAGTATCTCACCTCTCTTAAACTTATTTAAGTTTTCTAAAGACTTAGAGTTATTACTATGATAACTATGTTCACAGAGTCTATCTGCTTGCTCCTGAGTATTAGCAAAGATAATACACTTGGTTTTAATACTGTCAGAAAGAAGCTTTGCATACTTCTCTTTGCTTGGATAAGCCATAAGAGCTTTCATACGCATAATTCTTGCTATCTGCAGTCCTTTGCCACTAGCACCGGATATCCTATTAGACCAATAAGAATAGTTAGCCTGTTCTGTAGTCATAAAACCACCTGATTTGGTATCTACCTTAACATCTTTTGCTGTACCTAATTTGAGCTGGTGTACAATGATCTTATAGTCATTTAAGATATTATCCTCAATTGCATCATCAATAAAGTAATTGTAGACAATAGGACAAAACTCATTGACCATTACACCTTTCTCAGAATGGCTTCTCTTTGGAGGAGTACCTGACAAACCTAATATCTTACCACTATAGTTCTCTAAGAACTCTCTATGAGAATCCAATAGACTATGACACTCATCAAGATAGAGTAAATCATAATCTGCAGGATCATGTTTATTTAGACTTAAATAAGTGGTAAAAGTAACCTGGCTTAACAGCCTGTCTTTCTTAAACTTATGTGCTTGCACTTGCCATTCAGATAGAATACTTCTGGTTGGACCAACTACAAGAACATTTTTAAGAGGTGTACAATGTTGTTCAATATGTTTTAGGCCAACAAGGGTCTTACCGACCCCTGTGCCCAAACCCAAACCACATCTATGTCTACCTTCAGTAGCTTTCAATGCTTGTTCTTGTATCTCGTCTCTTGTCATTTTGGTAAATTGAAAATTCTTTTTCTTATATAAGCTCCACTTTCTTCTGAATTAGCAATAAGCTTTACAGTTTTGATGTGCTTATCAAGATTTGCCATTACTTTTTGATGACTGTATGTACTGTAAGCTTGTAAAAAAGCATGAAGAAACTGAAATTTAACAGGTCTGTCTACATTACCAATCTTTATAAAGATCTCATTAAATGCTTTACACATTTGCTCAGCTTGTGGATTAGTAATAATAAAGTTACCTGTTTTAATGATGGATGTATTATGTCTAATTGCAATGTTATTGATAGCTATCATTGCAAGCATAGTAACTTCAATATCATACATATTCTTCCACTTAAATAACTTCATGTAATCAGGACGAATCATTTTCCATGCATTGATAAAATCCATCATGTCCCATGACTTACTTGAATTATTCATATAGGCCATAATCTCAATTAATTCTTCTTCAGACTGAACAGATCTTTCAATATAAGGAATAGGTAAACCCTCTCTTTCAAGAGCAGTAGCTAAGTGTTGACCATCAATAATATAAGTCTTCATTGTACCCTCTATTAGATTTGTAGTAGTAGTAATAACAGTTCTAACTACTCCAATTTTCCTCATACTTGCAATCATTTTCTGTACATGTTTACTATCTATTGCTCTATTCATTGGCAATACAGCAAACTTTGAGTAATCATTTGCATACTTAATTTTAAGTTCTTTTCCAATCATTTCCATAATCATAATTTTTAAGTTGTTAGATTTTCTCATTCTTAATCAATAGACTGTTTGCATACAGTGTGTTCTTAAATGCAGCAATAGCAAGCTTCCCAGCTTCAATTTTACCACTCTTATTGAATGTGTCATATGCCTTGTTGCCAATTTGTTCTGACTTATCAGCAACATCCTTAATCTGTTTTGTGTTTACTTTGCTCATACTCTATTTGTTTAATTGTTCTTATTAACTCTAACTGTTTTCTCTTAACTTCAATTAACTCAGGGGTTATTTGTTGAACATTTAACTTGTGATTCCCAGCAATACGTTGTTTTATATAAACATCACCAAGTGCAGTTCTTTGTTTTTTGGAGTAAACCTTTTGATTAACTGTGTATTTGTCTTTGTATTTCTCAAGGGTTACCTTAAGTGCTGCTTTGTACACTTCGGGATTTCTAACTTTATCTATTTTAAGATTTAACCTTATATTGTTTTTCTTAGATAAAATTTGAAGTTCTTCAGTAGGATAAACCACTTTACAACTTTTATATCCATATGTACAAGTCTTACACTTTGCACTCTTGTGATTAACTGCTGAAACTATATACAGTTCATTTTTATCACAAAGTTTAACACCACATTGTTTACATTCTTTTGGTTCCACATAAGGAATCTTGACAGCTTCTTTTTTAGGCTTAATAATTCTTTTATAGTAACTTTTACCATGTAGCATTTTAGCTTGTTTAGCAGCAAACTTTTCTAACTCTGGAGTTGCATACGTATAAACACAGAACTTAGCTTTTCTTGAACAGTGGTTACATGTACTTTTAAGAAAGTAAACTCCAGTATCTTTATCATATGTAGATAACCTACTATTTCTCTCAATTAGTTCTACACCGCACTTTTTACAGTTTGTGTGATTCCTTACTATTTTTTTAATCATATACATCATTTTAAATAACCTAATTCTCTAGCCTGTTCTGGATGTTCATGCACCCAATTGTGACAATTCCTACAGACTGCTAACCACGTACTTTGTATAAGGTAATACACATTTCTGTTGGCACCGGCATATGTATGATGCACGTCTGTGGCATGCATCATACAACCGGTTACCTTCACCTCACACAAAGTATGTTCAGTCATGAATCTCTCTCTTAGTTTGAGATATTCATCATCTAGTTTTTTACGTTTAGAAGAGACCTTGGGGATAAGTGTTGGTTTCTGTGAAGGGTCTTTGCTTTTGTGGCAACTCCAGCATGTCTTACAGTAAGGTTCCCCAAGGTGTCTCTTCCAAATATATTGCTCAGTATTACATCCCGAGCACAGCTTTTTCTTTGCTTGCATTTCTTAATCTTGGCAATTGATTAGGATCTGTAGAGATCTCCATAAAGTTCTTTGGTAGAACACCTTCTTGAATAAAGATACAAATAATATCATCTTTTGTGATGTTTAAATCTTTAAAGTTTAGGGTATTCTTGAACTTATCATCAGTCTCACTATTGTTAGTAAAGAACTGAGCAATTGGAGACTCTGGAAATAATCTATTGAACAACAGATTTGTGATTTGATTTGTCAATTTCTGTTTGTGGAGGTTAATTACCTGTTGTCCTCTTAGATATACTCTTTCAATCCTCTTCTTCTTTTTACTACACATAGTAGTAAGCTCTTGTTGTGTGAGGGCATTAAGTCCATACAAAGCTCTTTTGTATAGATAGTTTTGATACGAAGTATATTTATCAATTTCATACTCCATTGTGAGTTTCTTAGGCATTAACTGATACTCTTCAAGTTTACCTGTGTACTCAAATCTGTCTTTTCTTTTGTTTAACTTTTCCATATTGATATACATTTAATAATTACAATAAAAAAAAGAGAAAGTGGACGAAGTCCACTCTCTCTTCTACCTAATCAGGTATTAATTACCTAATTCATCAAAGTTTGTATTTGCTTTGATAGCAGCAGACTTATTTGCATAAGCAGCTCTCAGCTGATCTACATTGTCATGCTTGATCAATGTATCTTCTGCATTTACTGATGCTGAGTATACAGTTTTGCGGTAAATTGGAGCACCTGCTACAGTACAAACAATACCTGTTTCACCTGCAATTTTCAGGTCACGCTCAGGATTCTTCTTATTAAATGCTTCAAGAGACTCAATAATAGAAATTTTACCTGGAAGTTCCTGACCATTGTAGAATCCAAGAGACTGAAGTGTTTCAACTTCACCTTGCAATAGTGTAGAAATTGTTTTAGGTTTAACAAAACCATTGTCATCAATCATTACACGTGTTTGCTCTAAACGAATGTAACCGTAAATTGGGTTGTTTTCTGAAACATTAACAACTGCACCTGATGTAGCATCTGCTACTACTTTAACTGAAGAGTTCATAGCTCTAAATTTTGATTAATAAATAAATGAATTGACTTTTTGAGTAGGAAATTACTATATCAACAATTACTCAAGTTGTTTGATAAGTGGTAGTATTGTATATCGCGAGTAACAATACTATTATTCAAGTGGATCCGATAAATCTATAATGTCATCAAATGGTATATCATCTGAAGGCATATTCACAATTTCATCATCTGACTCTGGTAAACACTCAAAGTCATAGACTTTTTCAGACTCTTTTTTATCCACACAAGAGCCATAGAAGGGATTAAGCACTGATTCACCGTAGTCTAGAGACATCAAGTACTGTATATCTGCATCAGTGAGATCTAGATATTCTTCTACTGTTAAGTAGACAGTCTTGCCATTCGGTAATTGATAGTACAATTTTACAAATAAGAGTAAATATATGCTATTTAAACTTAAGTGTAAATTACAGCACATCTTTGATTGCACTATATAGCTAACTAGTACAAATCAAACTCATCAGTGGGTATAAAATCCTTTACATCAACAGCAAATTCATTATTCCATGCTTCCCCTGTCTGTTCATCAATTGCTCCTGGGGCAAGTACTCTTAGTGGATAATAGTTGTGTAACCCCTGAAAACTTTTTACAGTAACAGGAATATACCCTTGTTGATTAAACATGGAGTCTTTGTACTTATCCTTATCACCAGACCAGCCTTTATAATTCTCAATAGATATGTATCCATGTGCACCTATTGCTGGTACTTCAGGATACTTAGCACCTAAATGAATTTTAAATAGCCACTCTGTACCAGGATGTGATGAACCAAGAGTATCACACAGTAAACGTGCAATATCCTCATTCTTTACATGTTTCTTAATTACATTGTATAGATCAGACTCATTAAGACTTATTTGTATCATCTTTCTCAAAATAGTTAGCAAGTCTTACTACAAGAACAACACCGGCAAAAACTACTGCCAGTGCTGTAAATACTACGATTAATGTTTTCATTTGGATGTCAGTTCTAAAGGTTCAAATACTAATACTCCACGTCTAAACTTGTAGTTAGTGTGTGCTGAAATAGATAAATCTCTCTCATCTACAATATCATCACTCATATAACTAACTCCATTGGTTCATAATCAGGCTTTCCAGCAAGTAGCTGGATTAATAAAATCATACTTTTCATAATCAGTTGTTTTAAAATGGTAATACTGCATCATCAGGACAATACAGCTGTTTTGTAACATAGTAGATTTTTCTAAGTCTTTCAGCTTCATCATCAAGATTTGTAAAGTCAATCTTTAAGTTAAGAGCCTGTGCATATCTAATAGCATCCTCAGTATGATAATAATGACTCTTGCTAATTAAATACTCTATACAGTCATCTTTATCTTTTGCAACAGACAATGCACTACCGATATAGCTTAAGCTCACATGAAATATATCAGTTTGAGCTTTCAGTACATATATCATTTTACACAAAGACTTTGGATCTACATTCTTAAATATCAATGACCGCTTACACAAGTGCGTAGCATAATCTTCTATTGTGTTTATTTTGTTTTTTGCAACTGCCTTAGCCAAAGAGAGAGTAAAATACTCCTGAAATGATCTTGGTAGCTCACACCACCAACCTGTATTCATACGTCCTAAAAAGGATTCTATAATGAATGGATGTGGTGTTTTGCCAAACCAAAATTTCAGGTCTCTGGTCTTCTTGTCAAAACTAATACCTGAGACACCTGTAGTGATATAAAATAAACTCTTGTTAAACTTGGGTTTAAACTTATCTTCACTCCAATAGATGTGAGTATCAGTCTCTATTACTTTATACAAATGAAAGTCAGTAATTCTGTTCTCATAGAATAAGAATCTTTGCTCATCAACTGATTTCTGTAGAAACTCTCTGCTTCTATCAAAACTATTCTGATGAGCTAAGATAATTACCCTTGATTCTTCTGTGCTCTCTTCCATTTGCTTTTAGCATTAGAAAGTTCTAATCTTTCTATCTCTGTTTTCTTGAACACAGACCTGTCAATAAGAACTGGATTAGCATTGATTGCAGACTGTATCTTTGTTCTCTCAACATTGTAAGCATTAGAGCTTTCACTCTTAGCCATTGCCATACTTGCTACACGAGTAGCAAAGTTTAATTTAAGTTTACTCATCTTTCTTGTGTTTGGTTTTACGTGTATACTTTTTCTTATTCTTCTGTATGACAGGCCGTGTGGCCTGCCATATCTCCTGCATAGTTAATTCAACAGTAGTCATCATCTTCTTCATAGTCTCTAACTTGTTCCTCTATAAAGTTATCTACAATACCACTGCCACGGTTAATTACCGGTGCTGCATTTTTAGCAATGAGTGTCTCATAATATACAATAATATCTGTGACACTGTACCTTGGAAGAATTTTACCATCTAACAGATTAGTAAATCTTTCTCTTGTTTTCTGAAGTGCTTCTGCTTTTCTCATTTGAGTTGGTTTTAAAGTTGAATATCATATTGTTTAAGATAGCATAGATCATCAATTACTCTTAGTTTAAGAGAATTGATTTTACTCTTACCATCTAGGCAAATCTCTTTTCTAATCTCTTCAAGAGACTGAATAGAGAACTTCTTAAAGAAGTTATAAAAGTCAATGTAAGTTTTCATTTGAGTTAATTTTTAAGTTAAATGAGCACTTTAAACGTCATACTCAGGACAGCAGGTTAAAATGGTAATTCTGTAAATAGATTATCTAATTCTGAATCCCATTGTCTTCCCGCATAAGAATGAATTTCTTTATTTGGGAACAGTCTCTTTGCACACTCTATAGCAACAGTATCATTATACACACCATAGTCTCCTGATTTATAGTAAAGGATAACATCATTACCTATTACTTTCAACCATCCACCATTAGCAGTAAAATATTTGCTGTTACGGTATACTTCACTGATAGAGCTATGAAAGTTCTCTACAAATTGATATGGATCAAAACACATTCTGCAATCTGTTTCATCATCATGGGCAACTTGTATAATAAACTTGATACCATTGCTATTCTGAAAGTCTGATAAATCAACTGGTGACTTATAGACTTTAGAAGCAATATTTACAAGTTTCTTTCTTAATCTCTCAGTTTCATCTTGCTTCTCTTGAATTTTAGCATACCATTGTTCAGGAGTTCTTGCAAGATCTTGTCTTCTCATTTCAGCTTCATAAGAATCTTCAAGATCATCAGTATTGAGAACTGTATTTTCATAGTCTTCTCCTTCTTGTGCAGCAATAGCAGATATATACTCAGAAGCAAGATTCTTTGCTTTGTCTCTGATATCAATTAAACTTGCCATTGCAGTTATCTTTGCTTCTATCTCCATTGTTTTTTGAAGAGCAAGAGGAGCTACTACTGACATAAACAGTCTTTGTTCTTCAGCTGTAGACTCTGCCCATCCACCACCTGCAAAACATTTGAAGTCTTCAGATGGTACACTAAATGTTTCATGCTTAGTGCACAGTGTTATTGAGTTTCTACCATAGGTAACTACAGTAAATAATCCTTGTCTAGATTTTAAGTGAATTTTCATTTGAGTTGATTTTTGAGTTGATAAATAAGAGCCTAAAGTTATTAGCTCTTCTGGTGCTTCTACTGACCGCGTTATCTGTATAGCCACATAAATGTGTAACAGCACGGCTGCACTTTTGAAAGTTCATAAGGTATGCTTCCCAACCACCTGCATCCTAAAGATGCATCAATTTTTTGTAACAATAGAGAGTTCTTGCTCATAAGATTCTTTGAGCATAAGCAAATCACTCTTCTGTAATTTACTTAATGATTCTTTGTACTCTTTAGGACAAGAACCATTTACTGCTGTTACTAATACAGCAATTTCCAAAATCAAATTTGAAATCATATATGTGTGTTTAATTGGTTACTGATTAATACTTTTTTGCACTGAGACACAACTAACTACTAGGCAGATAGACAGAATAAATCCTGTGATGACGGCCTCTGTTCATTAGTTGTGTCAGTGCATCAAAGATAGATTAGTGCTACAGAGGTTATCCACCAATGTAGCATAGGTTAGTGGAACCGTTCCGCTCTAAACTATTTTTACTAACCTATTATTTGACCCCTCTGCACTTAGTTGTGATAACTGGTATTCCAGCATCCCGTATACTCACAGGCTAACTACATGTTAGTATCACAACTGCCTGACCAAGGTCAGATTAGTGCATTAGGATACAGGCTTTGCACCTGTCTATTGTATTTCAAGAAGTTTTTTTCTGCTATCTCAATTTGATTCTTGAAATAACCTGTTTTGTTACCCTTTCTTTTATTAAAAATCATCAATGATTCCATCACCATTATATGTTTTCTCAACTTTCTTGTAAGTATAACATACTCTAAAAAGTTTTCTTCAGTTATTGATTTAATTGTTTTCATTTTAAGTTTTAAATTAAGGTTCTGTTACAACATAAGGTTCATTACCTATATATCGTTTTGAGGGAGTATACTCTTCTAACACTTGTAGTATCGTGAATGATTCATCTCCAATGGAGATATGTGTACTACTCCCTATATATTTAGATAGGTCTTTAGTAGTATAGTAAGAGTACATGTTACCTGATTGGGTTTTGATAAGATAGTTCATTTGAGTTGAGTTTTAAGTTTTATTAATCTATTGTTTATACCCCTCTGCACTCAGTTGTAAGATCACTGTGCAAGTACATAAACTCCACCCGTTACGGTTTCACAGTCTACATTCCACTCGTGATGCACAAGTACTCTCTTGGAACTTAAGATGATACTTACAACTGCCTGACCTTGGGAATCAGGAATGGTGCATTAATAAAACAAAGAGAACTAAAGCCCACGACCTAACCATTGTTGATCTAACAGGCAACCCCATGGTACGAGTTGTTCTCTTTGTTATATGGTACTCTCACAAGGTTGCAACCCTTGACATACATCCAACACCGAGGCATCATAAGCCAATTGGTAGTATGTTATCCTGCAATTGGATGAGAGTAATATTGGTAATTAATTTACAGTGTGTACTCTATGCTATAGTACTTACCGTCTTCACTGCGCATGCTGGCAATGATTTCATTTGGGGTGTAATAAGTAACACCATTTCTTGTATACTCAAAGAGTATTACTTTGTTATCCTCCATGTAATTTATTTTGAGGGTGAATATACTAATGAATGAGTAGTTTTATATCATACTCAGGATAATCTCGGGTGGCTATGAGACTACTTAATAAAGTAATACTCATACAAAGAGTAATCATACATATATGTAATCAGATAAAAGGGTTACGTATTAATTAAAGATTGTCTATTAGTATTAGACTGTCAAGATCTGAATACTTACCACCATATACTTTGTGGGTATTGTAGTTTTCTATCCAGATACTATCTTCAGATACTTCTAAGTAGTATTCTATGTCAATGTTACCACCAACATCAGACCAGTCCTGAGATATATCCGCGGGAGACTCTGTTGCTCTTCTATTAATGTCTCCTATAGAGAATCCTATAGTAAAGAATACAATAGATAGTAGAACAAATACAGTTGTAATCATATACTCTCTTTTCATATGTATAGTTTTAATTGATTGCAGTGTTTTATAGCCATATACTCAGTGAAGAGTGGCTACTTATGTGTGTATTTTGAGCTTTGGTTAAGTAGTATGAGTATAAGGTATGATTGATTCTCAACTACTTAGCCCCTCTTACTTAAAGTAATTATGTATTATTTATACTCAACTTTAGGAATCCAAGAATGTTTTCCAGTGTTTACTGGATACTCACCCCGTAATTTCCAAGACTTGTTTACCTTTAGGAATCCAAGAATAGTATATTGTGAATAGTTAATACTTAATACACATGTGCATACGCTGATACAGTTTCAGTGACCAGGGAGAATATACAATTAACAGTATTCAATGTACATATATCTGCATATCCTGTATCAGTTTGAGTAGAGGGTTGTCCAAATAGGATATGAGAAAGACAAAAGAGCAAGGCTTGTGTAGCCCTGCTCATGTCTTGTGTAACATAAACTGTAGATTACTCTATAGTAATTGGGGATTGTTTATTATTGTATGGTGAAAGACCTGTGTAGTCTTGTACCATTATAAGTGTCTTGCCTATGATAGGATTGCTAGTTTCTGATTCTAGCCTGTATCCTAATTTGACTGCATGTACAAATGCTTGTTCAATGTTTGTGTAGTCTTGTTCAGTAATGAATAGAACTAATTTTCCTTTTGTAACAAATGGTTTCATAATGTGTAATGTTTGTTATATTGTAGGTGGATAACTGTATTCCCATGACCATGAATAAGTGCCTTCTTCTGTTATAATGTAACGTTTAACCTGAAGACCTTGTGCCTTTCTTTTTAATGCTAAGTAAGGATTACTTGTGATGTGTTCAATACCATCTTTAGTATATGTGAAGATAGTGTTGTAAATTGAGTACAATGGATTCATGCTGTGTAAGGTTAAGTGATTGAATTGTTAAAGAACAGGGCAGGCATGTGCCCACCCTGTGTGATCATGTGAAATCCTTGAGTTACTCTGCTTCACTCTCTGGATTTACTTTGGCTTTTGCTTTAGGCTTTGGAGCCTCTGTGTCCTGATCAGTGTCATCATCTACAGAATCAATGTCAATGCTGTTCATTGCCTGTACAGCAGTTGCACTTGGCTTGAGCCCCATAACACTGTAAGCCTTTGCATTGATGAGAATGTCTTGGATCTTCTCATTCTTAACTCTGTCTAACTGACCAGTAAGACGTGTAAAGCCTGATTCATCCAAACCGTAGTTATAAGTGCCAGTCTTTGGATTCACTTTGCGTGATCTGTAGAGTGTGCACTCATCTGTAATGCTTGGATAAAGAGTTGAGAAGATAACTGATCCATCATCACTGACCGGATTGAATGTTGCTGTTTTGACAGTGTCAATGTACAACTGCAGTTCTTCTTTAGGACCTGAGACAGTATAGAAATGTCTGTGTCCTTCTGGGCAAACTCCTTTGTCACCACGTGCCAATAATTCGTCTGCTTTGCCTGTTGTGTCTTTTCTTGAGAAAGACCATGTTGCTTTAAGTGCCATCTTGTGTAAGTTTTTAAGATGTGAATAAATAAAGTGAATTACCTGTGAACACATGTGCATTTCTGCTTGTGTCCATGTTAAGTTAAGGGTTGTCCAAACAAGGATGTGCATAGTCTGCGTAAGAAAGAGAAGTTGTTGTGAAAAAATGTGAAGAAAAAAAGAGTAACATTTCTGTTACTCTGTGCAATCATTGAGCAGATTTGAGCTCGGCAGCAAGCTGTCTTTGCTCAATCTTGCTCTTGATTGGGTCAATATCAGACAAACTGAGTTTGTCATGAGGTTGGCCCGGCTCAGGTGTGAGTGTAAACGTGGCAAGGTATGTCATACCGCTGACAAGTTTGCATGCCTGAGCATAATTGGTGTGAACTGGCCAATATGTTTTTGGCCGAGTGACACCTTCATAAGTCTCTGGTGGCATTGCCACATCAGAGGCTTTAATGATGATTTGGTCCCAATTGCCATCCTTGGCATTGTACTGGAACAAAGCTGTGCAAGAAAATTGTTTTTTCATTTTGTATAAGTTTATGTTACAAAATGAGTAAAGGGTTGTCTGAACAAGCATGCAATCCAGCATAAGCAAAAACTTTTTGACAAGGGAAAAAAGTTGCATGCTTTGCTGCAAGATTGCTCCCACGTGGTGCAAGTCAAGGGGGGTCCCCACCCTTGCGCGGCAGCCGGGGGGCTTGTGATATAGGACCCATCACATGCTCTACTATAGTATTAAAATTTTACCCTTATAGTATTTTGTTTTATCTTTACCTTATGAAGAAGATTGATATGGGGAAGTTTGTTCTTCTTATAGGAGATGATGCTACTGAGATCTTTGATTACTATGGTGTCAAAGAGATGCACGGGTTGAACCGTAAAGATGCCCAGGCAGAAGAAGTTGATAAGACTACAGGTAATGGTGTTTATATATATGGTTGGACTAATTATGATCCCCGGGACAAGAAGCTTACAGCAAAAGCCCCGTATAAACCTTTTCTCTTTCTGAACAAAAAACACTTTACTGGAAAGTTTACTGATATTACCCTTGTTAATCATGAGGCTATGCATATAGTTATTTTGCTTAATAACTGGGATATCCGGGATAAGGAAGAAGAGACAATATCTGAAGCAGAAGATATTACTAATAGGATAGTGAAGATGCTTAAGCTAGATAAATTTACTAAGTGAAAGTATACTTTGACCATATCAAAGGCTTTGGTAAAGTCAGTGATCTAGAGCTTATCATTAACTGTGCCTATGGTATATTAGAACCAAATGAATCTTGTATAGATGCACTAAAGCAAGGATGGATACCATGGGAGGGCAGATGGTATAATGAGCGTAGCACTAGATTAGATCTGAGTATTTATCAACCCACAAAGACTACAAAAAAATTATCTAAGAAAGTTAATGTTGCTGTAGGAGATGTATTAGCTCATAAAGAGATGTATGAAGAGCTTTATGAAAAGTACTGTTCTTATCATGGGTTTAAAAGAGATATTAAGTTAGAGTCTTTTAAAGATTGTCAGGTTATAGAATACTGGACAGATTACCTAGTAGGGATTAGTTTATATAAACAGTTTGAAACACAGTTTGTAGCATATCAGTTTATATGGGATTATG